GCAACAGTTGAAACGTTTCCGACAACCCTTCACCTCGCGCAAATTTTGCATAAGTGAAATGCGCGAAGACGGCACGTTCGATGCTCAGGCCGCGATCGTATGTCGGATCGAGAACCGCCGCCCGGGGATGATATTTCGCCCCGGGCGGCTTTTCACGTAGCTCGACGAACGCAACATACGGGTTCGGAGCTTCTACGATCGGGATCTCGACCGCGCTCAAGACGGGCACGTCGATTCCCTTAAAGAATTCTTCTGCAATCTGCGCGCATGATTGATCGAGTCGCAATGCGACTCGTTCGATAATCATCACCGCGTTAGACATGCGACTGAGCTTCGCGTTTGAATTCAACAAGCGCCTTTGCGAGAATTTGACGCGAAGCTGAATAGGAAGATTCCTGAGCGATACCAAGGTTCAAGGCCGAACACATACACGCGAGAACTTCGATGGCCGTTCGTTCGATCATTGATTCATCATCCGGCCGAGCATACATCGCATGAAACCAAAAATTGCCCGTCAAGGCATGCCGGTATCGAACTAATCCGACACGATCGCCCGGGATTTCGGCATATGCTTCGACCTCGATCTCGTCAATCATCGCGATCGGAATGTCAAAGGCCGATGCCCATTCTTTGAGGTATCCGACCGCTTGCGGATAGAGGTACGGGTCACGGGGATCACGTTCGACGATAGGTAAGACGCTCATGATTTCATGATCGGCGGTCGCGTCGTAAAGTTTACCGAATGCGTCGACGTAAAAGATCGCCCTACTCTCGACGTCGCCGAAGTCGCCTCCGAAGATAACGGCGCGCGGATTGACGAATTTCATTCCGCGAAGATCGCGCGGATTGCCGCCTCGATGCCTTGTACGCGACGAATCTCTTCGCACGGCACGTCGGTCATCTTCACGTCGAGAATGCGGTGAGCGGCCTTGTATGCCGCCCATGCGATCAATGTAAATTGCGAACAATTCGGCCGCGAGTCGAAGTCCATCGCGATCGCGGCATTGCGATCGCGAAGTTGCTTCGACTGCGACCGAGCGTTCACGCGCTCGAAATATTCGTGACTGCCGACGGGCGCGTCTCGGGTGATTTCATTTTCCATGCCTCATACATCGACATGAATCGCGAAAGTCTTACAGGCCGAGACTATATCCGCCGCCGGAGAGATACCGAAGGACGTAAATCAAAACGATCAAACCGAGTAAGGTATTGAGCCCCGGCACGATGACCGGCGATGTCGCGTAGTATCCTCGCGTCTGCGGCACGAATTGACCAATCCAACCGAAGATGATCGAAATGATGACAATCTTGATCAGAAGATGAATCATGGATGACCTCTTTCTTAGATGTCGCTAAAGGGCGGCGGATTGAAGGGGCGGATCGTTTGTCCAAAGGACCTCGACACTCACGCCCGATCGGGTCTTGCCGTGCGTACCTTTGATTGATCGGAACGGGATAAACGGGAGCCACGAAGCGCCCTCGTTCTCGCAAACCATCACCTGCCCGGTGCGCGACCGGCACCAATCACCGAGCGCGGCGAAGTCGATATTGTTTGACGAATGGCGATAGTGTTTTCCGGCCGCCTGATACGGTGGATCGACAAACCAAGTCGCAGGCATATCCGGCGCGTCTTCATATGATCCGTGAATAATTTTCCAGTGTCGGATGTTTTCGACATTTGATGCAATGCGATCGCGTACATTTGCGCCCCAAAACAATCCGGAGCCGGTTCGCATCCATTTTGACGGCATTTTACAAGGCGCCGCCGATCCTTTGTTCAACCAGAATCCGACGAGATATTTTTGTTCTTCTGAAAGATTATATTCATCGACGGTTGTGCCCGATGCAATGTCCGGGAGAGACATTATTTCTTGGCTCGATACGTTGATGAGGTAATCCCATAACATTGCGACTTTCTCATCTTTGTCGACGAGAATGACATTTTTCGCATAATGCCTCACCGAATATCCCGCGCTTCCGGCGAAGGGTTCAATGATCGTATCGAATTCAGGCGCCGAGTAATGGGGCGCGCATCGGTATTTTCCTCCATAGTACGAGAAGAATATTTTCACATCGAACCTTCATCCATGAACGAGAAGGCGGCACCGAATACACGGCGCCGCCACATGCTTAATCGTATGCCTAATCTTAGGAATACGTGTACTGAATCGTGACCCAGCTCGATGCGAACGTACAATTTCCGCCGGTCGCATTTGCGGCGACGCGAAGCTGTTGCACGAAATACCCCGAGTACGATCCGACGGTATTCGTCGGCGACGCGAAGGTCGTTCCCGGACCGGTGGTCGTTGCCGAACACAAGGTCGTTGCGACAGTTGAGTTCGGGGAAGCGGTCGGGGCCGCATAGGTTGCGGTCACGCCGTAGTATGCGGTGAGAGTTGAAGATGCGCCGCCGCCGTCGGTCGGAGCGGTCGCCGAGAAGTACACCGAAAACGCCGAGAGGGTATTCGTCGACGCGGTCGTGACTTTCATGCGATAGTATTTTTCGAACGAATTCGAACCGGCAGCGACCGGGTTATTCACCAAGATGTTCGCCGTGTTCGACGCGAGGTCGGCACTGGCGAAATTGATGGTCGTCAAGTTGTCGGTTGTGACTTGTGAGCCGACGGCTCCATTCGTCTCCGAGAAGACTAGGGTAGGTGCGCCCATGATGTAAGATCCTCGCGAGGAGCGCGCACAAAAGAACCGCCCGGATATGCCGGACGGCTCTCGTGTTTTGCGCAAGTGAATTCACGCACGCATAGAATGCGCGCATGTATCCCGGTGCGGCCACACCGGAAACTTTAGGGGGCGATTAGCAGCATTCGCCCGTAACAGAGTCGACGGGAATTTGCGCGACAACGGAATTGTCGATCTGTCCGTCTGACCAATAAATCTTGAATCGCACGAAATACGTGTCGACCGTGGGAAAGTCGATAAAGTCCGGCGTCGTGATCGTCGTACCGAAATTGTCGTTGACGACATGACACGCGCCGCCGGGATCATAGATCACGCCGCACGGATCTTTGTATCGCGTAATCTCATAGGTGACCGACAGTGCGGTGATTTCGTCGCCCGGATGAACGCGCACGCTCACGGGCTTCGAATCCCCCACGGTGAACGGGTCAAAAATGACGTTTGCCATGAAGCCCCCAAAAGAAAAAGGCCCGCATACCATGCGAGCCGGTTGAAAGGTGAGGCGTGAATTCTAGGCGCGCCCGCCGTCGATAATCTCTAGGACAGGCGCGCGATTGATTGCTCCCAAAATAAGGTCGCGAATGACCGTTTCATCGGGAACGACTCTCGAAAGCGGTTCATCATATGCGAGTCGATAGATCGTAATAAGACGACCTGCATATCGCACGAAGAACCGATGCGTCTTGAGCGCGTCACTCGATTGCGTGTGAACCCGGTATATGCCAAGGTCGAAACTACTTTGCAGCGCAATCGGCAGCGTGCGCACGCGATTAGCCGGGCTGAATCGAAACGATCGAGCACGCGCACGGCCGAGCGATAAACGATCCATCGGCGGCGAGTTCTTCGGTCACTTCGTACAGAACGGGGTCAATATTGTTTGGGTTGAAATAGTAATGATCCGTATGCACGATGTCGATCGTGTCGCGATGTCCGTCACCGATGCCGCCGACGAGTTCGATTGCATCGAATTTCGAGAATCCGTTTGGTCTTATGTCGGGTATTGTCGCCATCATTTCGGGGGGTGTCCTCTGTGTAGCGGATGAGTTATTCGGGTGCATATTCATACGGGCCGCGATAGATCGCGCGAACCAGGGGCTCATGTATCGTCGCCTTATCGTAAACATAGAGATGCGGCTTCTCGCAAATGTCTTTCACGATAATGCCTTCGCCGTCGAATTGCGCATACGTGCCGTCGGCCGGACCGCCAATCAACTCGACGACCTTCTCCTCCGGCGGTTGATCGCTGCACATGCAAACGAAACGGCGTCGCAGACGTGGCAAGTTGAGACGGCGTCGATATGATCGGCGTGGTCGCATAGTATATACCTCGGCAAGAAAGAGATGGAATCCATATCATGCCGGAAGCATGTGTCGACGTCGTTTCCTACATCTGACGAAGGCGATGCGTTTGCATGCCCATGTAAACGGCTCGAATCTTCATATCGGGGAGCGCCTCGGGCAATACGCCCAGTTCCCGCAAGCATTCCAGTGCTAGGCGCTCGACCGATTTTTTCTCGGTGCGGTACAACCTAGGGTCGACGTCAAAAGTACTGACGATGTCATTTCCAGAGGGATCGAAGATCGCAAAGGAATCGAACGTTCGAATCGACCGAAGAAAGACGACCGGATGAGCGGCAGCAAAACAAAACGGCTCGCGCGTGTAGGCGATCGCCTTGGTGCCGGAAACGTATCGCCTACGTGACCCCATATCGCTAATCTCTCCTCGGCTCTTTGTGCTTGACGAGTTTCGAGATGATATACCGCAGGGCGTCGAGCGCATGGTCGTCGACCTTTGCCGGATCTTCTCTACTGTTCTTATCGGCCGTCGCACTTAATTCCGCGAAGTGATAACTCTTGATCTCGCGGATGAGGTTCACACACTTCCGCGAGATATATAAAAGCGGCCGCACGCTTCCCGGTGGAGCAAGAAGCCAGCGGATTTTTGAGATGCCGGAATCGTCACGCGAAACGTCCTTCGAGTTGTTCGCGGCCGCGATCGCAATGCCGAGCCGGTTGAAGGTTGCGCGCGCGTCGGCGGCCGCCGGATCACCCTGTCGATTCAGGGTCGTCGAGAACCAGGGTTCCGACTTGACCGATTCCGCAAACTGCACGGCGTCGCGCAAGGTCGCAAAGTCCTCGGCGAAGACGACGAATTCATCGGTCGGCAACTGCTGCACATAGACCGCGACCGACGCGTTCGTGAACCCAAAGTCGAACCCGGCATACACGGGAAGGTTCGGTTGCCATTCGTAGTCGATGACGTGAATATTCGGATCGAACGTCGGATACACGAGGTTTTTCGCCGAGGGTTGCTTGCATCGCCACTGCGAGTCCCATGTATCTTTGTCGAGCGATTTGAATTGTTTGATCACGTCGTCGACGGGCATGAACCCTTTCGCGCGTGCGGCCTTGCCGGGTCCGGGCATATATTCCGTCGTACCGTCGGCGTGCGTAATCGAGTCGAGGCATTCTTTCGCAAGCGGGCACGTGAAGCAACCTTCACCGTTTTGATGACGCTCAGGTTCGCACGTTTGGATGACCTCAAACACGCAAAAGGTGTACGTGCGGATCGCGCGCTCGGTCGATTCCTCAAGGAGTTTGACCATCGGCCCGTATCGTTTTTTGAGGCTCGATGTGTAGACGGTTTGCGGGGGGCGGCCGTTCGTTCTGATCGGCATCGAGAGCGCCTCTTGCAGAATCGGCCACGGTAAGAGGTCGACCTCGTCAAGGCAGGCAAGCCGGGGATGCGGCGAGTTCACGCGCGCCATCGTGCCGGGGAGAATCTCGATCTCGCCGCCGTTCTTATACACGGTTTTCGAGAGCATCGAACTCTGCACGTGCTCGGCGAAAAGCGGGTCACGGTTGATACGCTGAATGTAGGAATAGCACTTGAGGGCCTGCGCCTCGACCGCGCCGACGTTTGCGATCGTGTCCTTATCAAAGAACATGAGCAGGTGCTCGACAAGGGCGAACCCGAGCGTCTTACCGGTGCCGCGTCCGCCGATGAGAAGCAAATTCTCGTGCGGATACCGCATGAAAAACAGGTCGGAAATCGCCTGAAAGCTCGATTGATGACCCGGGCAGACGGCGACGCGTGGAATGTCGACACCGAGAAAGACCCGAATATAATCGTGCAGTTCGTCGTCGGTTTCCGGCCGCTGATAGATGAGGACTTTCTTCGCCTGTTCCCAGAGGCCGAGCAGGTGATCGTCCGCTTCGGCCGGATCGCCGCCGATTTCCGGGAGCCCGGTTTCCGGGAGATCGGCCGCCGGAATCGCGCGATCCCAGTTGTCGACTACCGAATCATCCGTTTCAAATTCATCGTGAGTCGGGTCGGTGGAATGCGCCGCCGGTTGGGGCGTTTTTGAGGATGGCGACGAGTTCGTCTCTCCCGAGTCCTTCGAAGGGGTTTGCATGTTTGCGTTCATCCTTGATCACGACGCCCTCATCGAGGCCGAGTAGCATCATCCGCTGCTTGCACGCTTCGAGGACGTATCGCGCCTCGTCACCCCGGCGGTCGGCGGCGAACATACGGGAGATGTTTGTCTCCTCCACGATCGCGAGCGACTCGAGGTTGCGCTCGATGTTGGCCGTGCGCATAGCGGCGTTTTCTTCACTGCGACGGGTCGACTCGAACTTCACATACGCCGACACCGTGTCTCGGTTGATACCGAGCGCCTCGGCGATGCGCGAGAAGCTCATCTGCTTGCGGACGTACATGTCGTAAGATTTTTCGATGTAGGGTTCTTTGAGCGGCGAGTCGAGCGGAATCGGGCCGGAAAGCGACTTTCGTCGATCGGCATCCTCATCAGGGGGAATTGATTGTTTGCGTGTTTGCGTGCGTGCGTGCGTGCGTTCTTGATTCTTCTCACCCTCGCGCGTGCGCGCGCGCGTAGGTTGCGGAGAATCGCCGGATTTTTCGGTTTTAGGCGACTTTGTTGATTTTGGGGGCTTCGGCGTCTCGGGGGTCATCTGTGAAACTCCTCGGCTCGCTCATATAGACGGCGAGTTCAGTGGAACGGGCCATTTCGACCGCGACCATATCGGCGATCGGTGGGGCATTCGGATTCAGGATGTGTAAGACGAGCATCAGGGTAGTCGATAACATGCGAGCACTCCAAAAACAAAACACCCGCAAGCCGGTGACGGCGCGGGCGCAATGCGGGCAAGGTGCGAGATCTTAGATCTTTTTTCGCCGTCTTTCGTTCATATCGGACAACGCATGAAAAAGCATGATGCAACGCTCGGCGTCGGCCTCTGCGGTATGGGCGCGCGGGTCCGGGGGAAATCCCATGACCTTCGAGAGGGAAGATTGCGAATGGAGCAGGCCGTCGCCTAGGGTAGCGAAGGCGATCGAAATCGTATCGAGGCCACGCCGGAAGGGGCGGCCAATCTCGGCGATGTCCATACGCTCCCGGCGCATAGCCGCGAGCATGAATCCCGTATCGAACGGCGAGTTTTGCGAAACGATGACCGGTTGATCACGAAGATCGTGCAAGAACGTGAAGAATCGCGTGAGGACACTGCCGATATACGGGGCATCTTCAATACGATCGAGCGTGAACTTATTCACCGCCAGGGCAGACGGATCGACCTCGATACCGAACTCGAGGCCGGGATTGCAATCTTCCCGGAATCGTCCGACAATCTCACCCCGCGAAGAGGTCGCGACGGCGCCGATTTCACATATGCCGTGCCGCAGGGGATCGAGGCCTGTCGTTTCGAGATCGAATCCGACATACACATGCCGTTCAGTTCTCATTCGTGATCTTTTCTTGAAATTCGCAGACATTGCATTTTCGCAGGCTCATACTACCAAGCGTCGCCGTTCCACCGGGAAAATCTTCGGTCCAATGATCAACTTGGAATTCAGACCACTCGTGAGGGCATTCCCGCTGAAATGCGGCAAGGGTTACTTGATAAAACCGATGACATTCGTCAATCGTCGCCCACCGTTGGCGATTCGCAATCGCAACGCGATCTTTCACTTCCTCGAGCGTCATCACAATTTTCGCTCCTCCGTGTAATTGCATATCGCGCATCTTTTGATCTCGACCGAATGATCGTACACGGCCGATAAACCATCGCCGAGTACATGTCGCGCCTCTTCTCGAAGGCGAAAATCGTGCGGACATTCGCGGCGAATCTTTTGCAACACGCATTCATATCGCCGATCGTTCTCTGCGAATCGTTGCTGCACGATTGAAAGATCGTCCATGAGTCGCGCTTTATTCATCGCATGCGATTCGTCGGCTTCGATGCGAATTTTCCGCGCAATCTCAATGTCGATAGTCATCGGTATCGACCGGATTCCGGCTTTGCATAATCACATGCGCGACAGACATCTTCTTTCGAATATCCGACATGAGATTGAAAATCATGCGGGCATGAATCCTGAAGCCGTTTCATCTTCTCTTTATATCGCTTTTCGGATTCAGCGATCAGCATATTATATGCGGCAAGTTCATCCGCACGCACCTTGCGCGCCTCAGCGGCATCGTTGAAGACTTTCGTGAAATCTACCGGCACGAGTGCGCAAACCGTATCGACATCGCTACAAACACGAACACCTCTGAACAAACGAGAAAGACCCATAATCGCACGCCCCAGACGAGAATCGTCTTCTTATTCGATCGCGGCAGTGTATTTGCGAGAAAGAGAATCCCGATATACAACGTCGCGAGCAAGTTAAAGAACGCCGCCGATTCGATTATTCCAGGATGCATTCACGGTATCCGCATGCGTTGCAAAATCGGTCATGCGAAATCTCGAACCAATCGCCATGTGGGCAATGATCTTGTAACTCACGTATCTTTCGTTCGGTATATTCGTCGATATATTTAACGACGTCAGTCTTCGTTTGCAGAAAGTTTTCCCGCAATCGCCGCACTTCCGCGAGCCTTGCGTCTTGTGACATCTCGTTCATACCGGGCTCGGTATCGGGACGTGGAAGCGTTCGAGTTCTTCCTCGGTGCCGACAATGTGACCACTCATGATATGGGTCGTCATCATGAGCGTCAAAAGATTCTGACCATACATCACGACGGTTTCGAGATGCGCGCTTGCGAAGGCGCCAAAATAGAGGCGCTTGCCGCATTCCTTGCATCGAATATTACTTGCGCAAAGATCTCGCGGCTCGAGCATGGCGAAGGTTTCATGTGCGGGGGATTTCCTTGTCTTCAGCGGGCGCCTCGCTTTTCTGGTCGACCGTGTGGCAAATGGTGAGGAGTAATTCCGAAACCATGAGCGAGATCCCAAGCGCACGCGCCGGATCGCCGTTGCAGGCTTCGAGCAATCGCTCGAAATGCGTTTGCGCGGCCTCGAACGAGGCATCATGAGAAGCTAGGACGTCATGAACAATCGACTCGGGCATGACGGCCGTCGTGAGGATACTCGTCGGGTACGGTGCATCGTGTGACATGTGCCCTCTTTAGGGGTTGCCTCGGTGATTCTTTACCATCGCCGCGTCGACTCTTCTAGGCAGTTCGGGTAAAATAAGGGGACCAGCTAACCAAACGCCTTTTTCCAAGGGGTACGATCATGCAAGACGGAAAAGACCGCAAACGCGCACTTGAAAACGAACTTATGAGCGCCTACGCAAAAGCCGAATGCAACCCGACAGATGAGGAATACCGCCAGGCGTGGGATACGATCGAGCGGGTGAAAGCGGAAATTGCAACCCTCGCATTGTAAAGTTTTCAAGACGTCAGCCGATGCAAACAGGGTGATCCCGTGCGCACAGCACGGAACGCCCTTTTTTGTGAGGCTTTCTCTATGTCGTTTGACAAAACTATCGCCCAAGTCGAGCAGGATGCGATTACCGATCGCCTTGCCGCAAAACAATATCTTCAGAACATCCTGGATTTGATCGCCTCTCAGGCGACCGGCATTGTTCCGACCGTTGAAACCGATATTGTCTCGTTTGCACGAAATTACATTCCGCAAACGGCAACCGCCGCGCTCAAGGTATTCGACGAGATTTCGACCGGATTTCAAGCCCCGATCGAAGCCTTCGCCACAAGCGAAATCGCCATCGCGATCGTGCATGCGCGTGACTTACTCAATAGTCTCGTGCCTTCGACGCCACCGGCGACACTCGCACCGAACACCATCACGGCAACCGAAAAGACCTCGACTGAGACGGTTACCGAATCACTTCCGCACTCATAAGGTTCGTCGAAAAGGCGCCTTTTGTACCAAGACGAAAGGCGCCTTTTCCCCCACATCATGCGCAAGAACATCACGCCGCATTTCGTGCAATGGATTAAACATCCGACCCAGAGAATCACGTACGCAACACTCGTCGGTTGGCTCGATCAGAAATGCCGACACGAAGTTCGGGCGAAAACCTTTCGCGCCATTCAAGAACATCTTTATCAACACCATGCCGATGACGACATGATCAAAAACCGAGCATGGCGCCAGGCGTATCGCGCGTATGAGCATGCATTACACGAAGGCGTCAGCATATCGGTGTCCACCGGTCGTCCGCCTCTTGCACAAAAGCGCGTGCGGACGAGCATCACCCTTCCGCCGGAAGTTCATGATCGTATCTGTGAATGGGCCGAGCGCATCGGATCTTCCAAAAGCACTGCGATCGAAATCGCGCTGCTGGAATTTCTCGGAGCGAGAAACGCCTAAAGCAAACCATCCGTGATCGAATGCGCGAAATCAAGTAACGAGCGCCGGTCAATATCGAGGCCGTCGACGACTTCGATGATCCGGCGACGTAATCCGTCGACCTCTTCTCGGGCAATCTCGACACGCACCCGAGTCGATCCCGATTCCCGTCGTATGGTGAGCTTTGATAGTCCGTCGATGGATTCAACGGAAAGCGTCACCGGTCCGAAACTCGTCACGGGTTTGGACTCACGGACACGGTTGACGTCACATTGACGGCCTGCGTTTCGACGACGTCGCGGCCGCCACAGAGACGGCAGGTGCGCAGTTCGTGCTCCTTGGTCGCGCGATATGTCTGATCGCAATCGGGACAATGCATCCGAGGCATGAGCGATTCCATCATGCGGCGATACTCGGACGATGATAGGTTGCGACCCACGGAAGATTTTGCGCTTCCCGGCGCAATCGTACGGCCTGCATGCGCATCGCGACCGATCGGACGATGTCTCGGCTTTCAATGCCGTTGATCACGTCGATCATGCCGTCACATGCGGCGTATTGCCCGCGAAGGTGGTATTTCGCGAACGTTTGCGATCCGATGGTATCTTGATCGAGGTCTGATCGGACCGACCCCCGGAAACGCACGATCGACCGGCGTTGTACGGCGAGCATTTCTTCGACGGCGGCGCGAACGGCCCAGTCGAGAATTTGCGCGTATTCCTCGCCGAGGGCGACACGCATTGCGGCCGTCACGTCGGGATGAGTAGGAAGCATCGGGCGACGCCGAAGATGCGAGGTTCGCTGCTGACGCATGATCAAGCGGATTCCGTTTCTCGGGCATGGGGATCATATGCAATGCCGAGGACACCGGCCCCCGGATCGCCGACGGCTTTAATCGCTCGATCGACGCACCGGACGGCGCGGATACGAAGCGAGTCGATCGAATCGGCTTCAATGTCGATCGGAAGGATGTGCGCATCCATCTCAGGACGCGGGTCGTTTGCCGGATCGGCGTGTCCGATAACGACGGAAATCCGCGCCAATAAGCGCGGTTTGAGGTCGGTCGTATGCGTCATGCAAGGGTATCCTTAGAACGTGCGAGGGCGCGTCGGCAAGTCGGTGCCTATGCGCCCTAGGTACACACTACGCGAAGGCGGACTCGCGTTTCAAGTAGCTTCCCTCGGGCGTGTTTTTTATGCGCGGAAGGTATTTTGCGAAGATCGGACGCCGTTGACTTGCGTCTCCGTGCAAAATATAGGGGTAGAGAAAATGAATGACGTTGTTCCGGTACCGATGCACGGTTGCCGTATGCACATTGAGGGCCTTTGCGACCGTTAAGATCGGCAGGCTCTCCACATCGAAGGCGATTGTCGCCGCGTGCCAGCGGGGATGCGATTGTTCGAGGTCTTTCATTGCGCGGGCGAAGGTTTCGAGGGTGAATTCAAACCCCTTATGCGAATCGGTCCGGCCGAAGATGAACCGCTTCATCGCAACCGTCCAATCGGGACGGCCGTCTTCGGACGTCGCGTAAAACCCGACCCCTTTACCGGAATAGGTGCTCGTGCGCATGGGGATCTCTTCGTCATTACTGAGATACGCCGCATATTCGGTGCGGAAGAACGACCGGATTGCGGTCGCAACCGTGGCGAACTCCGGCTCGTATGCCCGGATTCGCGCGGCGGCGTGACTATGAACGGTCGATTTCGCGACGAGGCGGGCGAGCGTTAAACCGGACGACGTGCTCATACGGACAACCCTTTCTCTCGATGAATCCGACAGGCGGAAGTTTCACGAACCGGCGTCGGCATTGCGGACACCGGCCGACGAGCATCCATAGACGCGGAAGGCGAACGCGAAGAAACGACAGGTAAAATCGAACCATCTCCCTCATTTGCGGGCCTTCGATAATTTTTCACGGACAAAGGCTTCGGGGACTAGCTCCCCATTACACAAGGCCATTCCGGGCGGTATGTAGATGCCTCGATATTTCCGAGACGGTGAAACCGTGACCGAAGTATCCTCTTTTACATGCTTCGGCGGTTTTTTTACCCGCAACACCGTTTTCGGATAAGATTCTAAATTTTCGTACAACTGCTGGATCATCATCACAACGCGCATCGGCGATCCGGGGTCGACGCGGATTTGCTTGATCGCGGGATTTGCGAGCGTATCATCATGCCATACCCCGGCCGCCGTCAGTGCATTTGCCTCTGCGGTTCCGAGATTGATCGCATCGCGGCGGCGCCGGTTCGGCACGATCAGCGTAAGAACAAAGAGGCATGCGCCTTGCGCCGTCGTCCATTTTGCATCGCGGATAGATTGCTCGGCAGCCTTTTTCACTTCCCGGAACACCCATTTGTAGGCGTCGGACTTTGCCCCATCGCGCCGGGCATCTTTGCCCTCGTGATTCTTACTCGGGTACGTCTGATCGGGGAAGACGACCGTGACGATCAGCGCGTCCGACATAGACGAGCATCGTACATATAGATCGCAGCGACATCGTCCGGCAGTTCGATCGGGACATGGTATCCGGGAAACACGTTTCGACCGGAATTTTGATCGACGGCATAGACGATGCGATAAAAATGAGTCCGTTCGATATGCCACGGCACAGAATCGCCGTTTTCGGGTTTCATCCCGAGGAACGATTCGGTGATGAGCCAGGTCCCCGGAATATGTTGCGGGTCGATCGCAAACCGCTGACCGTTTGCCGGTCCATCGATAAGATATATGCAATTCCGTTGCGGATCATTCATGCACATATCATCGGCAACTGACGCCGGAAAATGAAAAGCCCGACATCGTTTTGCCGCAATGTCGGGCCGGGGCATTGTCATGAAAGGAGTATCTTGCGGAGTACTGTCCAGGAGGACGGAATCTCGCGTTCGATCCCTATCGTGCGAGGACCTCGTCGAGTTCGATTGTTTCGGTGTAGTAATACCGGCCGATCGGTTGATCTCCCGGGACGATCGTCGTCCAGCGGCGATGATAACACTCGAAACTGATATGATTCATCGACCCGGTACGCGCAAGGAAATCAAAGATCTTCGCGCCCGGTTGGCGTCCGGGTGCGGCGTGACAGAACTCCCACGTGTCCGGCATTTCAGCTGCGAGAATTTCGAGGCCGTCTTTCGGACCACCGAAAAAAATCAGGCGGAAAAGGCCGGTTTCCGTCATCGAGGATAGGGCTCACGCAGTCGATGTTTGCATATCGCCCGTAATGCCTCATAGGCCGCAATCTCGTCCTTATACTCAAAGGCAATGAGCTTTGCGCCTTGGAGTTCGTGGCACGGACGGCATCCCGGCCGACCATTGAGTTCGGGAAACGCGAACCGGTTGTTCTTCCCGCCGAGTTCCGCGCGCGCGTAGATATGCATCGCATCGGTTGCGTCGCGAAGGCATCGCTCATGCGGCAGACGCGGCCGGAGTTCCTCGGTGAAGATACTCACCCGAACCTTGCGATATTTCGGCCCGCGAAAGTAACACTCGCGCCCGTGCGCGGCGAATACGGCCCGATGAAATTCTTGACTGCCGAGCCGGTGTTCGGGGCGGCCTCCCAGAGGTTTACTCATATCGAATCGATCGGTACTGAGGGCGTCCGCCTTTAGGCGTGAATCTCGCCGGGACTCGTGGCGCGAGTGAACTCTTCGAGATCCTTGATCAAGGCGCTAATAAGGACGGAGGGATCGGTATCGGCCGGGTATCGTTTTTTGATCAACTGCATAATCGCATCGACGGCGTCGGCGACAAGGTCATCATGCGCCTGCGCGACCGCCTCTTGGATCGGGTCATTGCGATCCTCAAGGTCGAGAATACTCGAGACGGCTCGCCGGACGGCGGTCAAAATCTTCGAGGCATCGGCAAAGGCGGCAAGTTGTTCCTTGAGGGCATCGCCGGTTTCTTTGGGAAGCGTACTCGGAAACGCCGTCAACGAACACACGGCCGATTCTGCTTGCAGGGCCATCAGCTGCAACATCGCACCGAGCGTGTCGAGGTGATAGGTCGTGAGCGTCGGCAGAATCCCGAGGTCAATCACATCGGCGTCGGCCATCTTCTCAAAAAGCAGAAAATACAGCTGCAACTCGGACATCGCCATATGAGCCCGGCGCATCGAGCGGAACATCGTCGTGCGATCGGCCTCTTCAAATTTGGCATCGCGGATATTCGCAAGGTCGATCATGATCGACACGGAAAAATTCAATGCACTGAAGTCGCCCGGGTCGAGGTTCATGGCTTTATAGATCGCAAGGTACGGCGTGATCGTCGGCGACATGAGGCGACCCTTCAAGAACGGCGGAGTGAACTACCATTCTCTTCGGCCGGAAACTCTTAACATTTAGGCGGTGGCGAATACCCGAATCCGGGCGATTTTGTTCGATGTGAAACATTTTGTGGAACATTTGCAGGGTGGTACGGCTTACGGGCAATGATGTACCACCCTAGAAAAAACTCGTCTGCGCCTGGTACACGCAAAGTTCCTCGTATTTGCGAATGAAGGACATCTCGGCTTCGCGCGGGCTTGTCGGCTTGATCTCATAGGTGAAATCGGGGGCGATCTCCGTCCAGTAGCCGGGTTGCGGATCTTTCACGAGCGCCTTCGTCTCGGTCGCAAGAGCAATGTGATCGGCGCGTTTGATCTCGGGCGTCTCCGTATCACCGAGGCCGAACTTCGCGCGAATGACCTCCATGATTTTCGCTTCGATCCGGCGATACGCGTCGAAGGCGCCTGAAATTTTGACCGGCCGCGCAATGTCGCAGATATACGCCTCGGACGCATCGTGAAACAAGGCCGCGAGGGCTTGTTCTGGCGGGACGAGTTGCGCGACATGGATCGAATGCGAGGCCACCGGGTAAAACCGGCTGACGTGGCCGTTAAACCGGCAGATGAGCGAGAGGGCGTGCGCAATGTCGGAAAGGTGAATCGTTTCGGGCTGCGGGTCATCGACATGCACGATCGCCCCCGTATAGGTTTGAATCCAATGATCGCCGATCGGGGCGCTCATGCGTCGGTACCCGGGCCACGGCGGACGAAATACTCGAACGCGGCATTGAGGTCGGGGTATCGCTCATGCTGAAATTGTGCAAGGCGATCACCGGCGATATGTACGGCCGTATCATGGGCAAACATCCACAGGCCTTCGCATTGTTGGCATGCGCCCGAAAGTAAAGCACCCGCCCCCATATCGGCGAGGAGATCAAGGCTGACGTCGCTACTATTCGCACCGCGCGCAAAGGCGATCGGGCAAAGGACGCGACTGTTCCACATGGGCCGGGGTTCGGTATCGGCAACCGGCACGACGATGAACTCTTCATCCCCGAAGGAAAACGCAAAAGCGATCGGTGCGAGACGGGTCGCATCGTCGATGGATAACATGGTGTCACCTCGGAAGGGCGGCATCGTGGGTTTTCTTTCTTTCGGCAAGTGCAGAAGCTTTTTCCAGCGTCTTGCGAGAGACAATGTGCGCGACGATATGCTTACACATCGCGGCCGGGGAACGCGGGAACCGAACGAGCATATCAGCGACGAACCTTGCACAAAGGTCGTCGATAAGGGCTTCTTCCTCTTTCGGCCAATCCGGGGCACGACGCGAGGTCATCCGGGTTTTCGCGATCTTCTGACGGACGGCGACCTCGGTGCGTTTGATGACCTTGCCGATCTCGGCATACGTGAGGCCGTCGAGCCAAAGATCCTTGAGACGCTGATCTTCCGCAGGCGTCCACCGGCGACGCCTAGGCATGGTAGAGCACTGAGAGGGCCTCGATCATGTTGGACATCTCCCCTCGGGAAAGATCGTGTTTCCGGGGCGTATAGACGCCGAGTTTCTTCAGGCGCGAACGTTGCGCGCCGGTACCCGGAGCCGCGCGCCAGGGGGCGGCAAGGTCGACGCCCGGGAGATCCTTCGGGCGCTGCGTGCGGACCCAGGATTCCGCCTGCGCGATCGCCTTGGCGATACCGGCATGCGTCCCGATGTGCATCGGTTGCAATCCTGAAGGCGCGAGAATCACGTCCCACGCGCCGAGTTGATTTTCTTCCACGGTTATCATTTCGGCAGGCAAGCGCAAACAAAAGCGCGTTTCATCCGATGCGAACCAATTCAAGGTCGCCGTGTCCTTGACGTATTGCGGCACCGGACGCGGACGCAACAGTTCGACCGGCACATATCGCAAGTCGTTTTGCTCTTTGATCGCCTGCACGAGCATCGCGAGACGCAATTCCGGGGGGCATCCTTCGAGCGCATCGAGCGAGTAGGCGTCGAGCAGAACCTCGCCGACGAGATCGCAATCGGGGGCAATGGCCGCGAGTTTACGCGCGGCGCCGAGTGCCGCCCGACCCGCGAGGTCAAAGTTTGGCGGCATACCGAAAAGCGCCGGGAGGGCATAACATGATTTCGTGCGCGAGATGTCGTGCATGTCGATCACGATGCACGAGGTTTTTCCCGGATGGAGTCGCGTGCCGCGCCCGATGCACTGCGCATACAATCCGGCGGACATGGTCGGCCGGGCAAGGATCACGCACTCGATCGCGGGTTCGTCGAACCCCTCGGTGAGAACCGCACAATTACACAAGACCTCGACCGCCCCGCGCGCGAATTCGGCGAGAATCTGCGCGCGTTGATCTTTCGGAGTCTTGCCGTCGATATGCGCCGCACGGTATCCGGCTGCGCGGAATCCATCACAGAGGTCGAGTGAATGCGCGACGTCGACCCCGAACACGATTGCCCTCTTCCCTCCAGCGAGGTCGTGGTACGCGCGCACGACCTGCGCATTGCGTTCTTCGGTGTTCACCGCTTCGGCGAGTTGTTTTTGCGCAAAATCGCCTTTCGTCCGGCTGATACCCGTGAGGGTCGTCGTTGTGTGAACGACGTAGCCGGTAAGGTCGACGAGATACCCCTGCGCGATGAGTTCCGGCAGCGAGATCGCATAGACGATTTCCTCGAAGACGGTGTCGAGGCCGATCTTATCGCCGCGATTCGGGGTCGCCGTGACGCCGACGTGTGTTGCGGATGCCCCTATCGCCTCATAGATTGCCGTGTACGAGGGGGAAACGGCATGATGTGCCTCATCTGTCACGATGAGGTCGGGAATGCCCTTGCGGGCAAGGAATTCGCGCAGGCGGTCACCCTGAAGGGTTTGCACCGATGCGGCCACGACCGCGCACGCGGCATCGGCCCGAAAGACGTTCGCCTCTTTGCCGACGACGGCGTTGGGGTTCGATCGCTGATACTTCGCGACCGCCTGGTCAATCAATTCGTCGCGGTGCGCGAGGATGAGGACGAAGCGTGCGTCGATTTCACGAGGCAGTTCTGAAAAGACGACGGTCTTCCCGGCGCCGGTCGGTAACACGATGAGCATGGATCGCAGGCCGCGCCGGATGCCGTCCTTGACTGCGTCGATCGCCGCGCGTTGATAGGGGCGTAATTCAATCATTAGAAACGTCTTCCGTGAGATGTTTCTTTATGATACCATAACGGCGGCCGGGTAGCTCCCGGGTCGCGTAGTAAAAATATTTGAGGGGGTTCGAATCCCTGCGTCCAACCATAGGCGTGCCTGGGGCCGGTCGAGACGTCGGCCACGTGTATTTTGAAACGCGAAGCGATTCTTATCTCGAGCGCGAGATCGGAATCGCCCTCAAATTATTACCGGATGTATTTTCGCCGCGCATCCTCGACGCTTATGCCGTCCATAGCGGCCGTGAACTCGAGCGCGTCGATATAGTTTCCCGCATGGTCGCAGTCTTCGCCCGCGATGGATCGAAGATTATTCATGCGGTCGACGATTGCCTCAAACTCGATCATGCGGACATGCCGTTCGAGACTTCTGGCAAGGGTATCCGCACAGAACGAATGCGTCGAAAGTATGAATCGCTTATCATCCTCGGGAATAATGTCGGCACAGACACAGCATGCGATCCGTTCCTCGAAAATCCGCTTGAACGTATGGTCGATCACCTCTTGGTACGAGAGGACGCTGACCGATGCGGCCGCAAGGACCTCGTCAAGAATCTGACTTTTGAGTAGGTCAACCATCATAACGGCTTTTCATGATTAGACTTAGAAATCGCATACTTTAACGACGTGCGCAAGTGCTCGCGTTGAAGGCCATCCTCTTGATCTTCCGGCGAATATTGCCACAGTCTTTCGAAAACAGCATTGAGAAATTCTTCGGTTACGATGAACGTTTTGTCCGACGTCGCAATCGCCGCTTTCGCGATGGCGATAAGCGCCGTCGCGCCTCGAGTTGTGTCGAATTGCGTCCAAGCATCGACATACTCAAATAACAACGGGTCCATCGCATCTTTGACCATTAAGACGCGCTGATTGCTACGGCTCATAAGTATTTCCGATGATCTGTCAACAACAGCATCGGAATCGCGTGCATTATCTCGAGCGGCCAAGACTTCGGCCTCGGAGACTCGGACGTACGCGTCAATCGCATAAATACGAGTGCCGTCTCCGGGGTCATCGACTTCGCTAAGGGCGTCTCGAAACTTGAGAAACGCCGTGTCTTCCCATTCGGATTCGCTAATCGCGTTCACGCCGCAATCTCGTTCGGGTAGAGTAATTCCCACGTCGATTTGTGATTACAGAAATTGAAGCCGGTAGAGGCAATCGAAGGGTCGTCATACTCGACCGTCACCATCGCATGACCACTACTTAAAACCTCGATTCTAATGATCGTCGCAAGCGGCCGTGATCGAAGATCAAGGTCGCGAATGCGGTCGCCGACTTGCGGATATTTATACATGTTGAAAAACGCATGTTTGCCGTCGGTCATGAAATCATGATCTCGTGAGATCGTGAGCAATACGCATCAGCTCCGACTTTCGTTGATTTTCGATCTCCTTCGAAATGTGTCGGAATACGTCGCATGAACATTTGTTTTTTGAGCACGTCATATAGCCTTGTATGCCTTTATGAGCACTGCACGGGTGTCCACACTGGCAAAGATCGTTCGGGAGAACGTAAATGCAATCCGAATCGGATGTCCACGTCATTTCGCACCATGCAGGCGATGGCTTTTTTCCGCCGTGATCCGTAACCACCGGCGTTCGTCGCACCCGAAACTCTCGGCAAAACGATCGAGGATCGCCGGGCCGAATTCGAGCCCCTTGAGATACACATCCCGGAGGTCTTCGTACGAGTGATTACTCGTGACGATGATCGGGAGACTTTTCATGATCCGTTTTTGTACGACACGGAAGAGAAACTCGTGAACGTATTCGAGGTTTGCGCCGGACGCATTCTTGACTCGGCTTTTCATGAAATCTTCGATGATGAGAACCGGCACCGAGATCAGGTCTTGTGCGAAGACGTCCTCGGAAAAGCTGATTTCCCCATTGCGGATACGGTTCAAGACCGACCGGATGTCGTACTCGTAAATCTGCACGACGTCGATGCCCTTTTCGATCAGGATCTTCGCGAGGCCGGTCGTGAGATGCGACTTCCCGACGCCGTGGTCGCCATAGAGGCCGAACCCGGGAACCTCGTAGGTCGTGCGGTCGCGCAACGTTTGGTTGACGAAATTTTCCGCCATGACAAAGGCCAATGCATTGCCGGGCTCGACCTCGTAGGTTTCGAAAGTCCATTTTTTCGACATCATGTCGGGCATCAGGTCGAGGGATTTCAGGCGTTCCCGACGGGCCGCACCTTGGGTCCGCAATCGTTCGAGCGTCTCGGCCTCGGCCTGGTTCAATCGGCGGATCTCTTCGGCTTCGGTCACGCGATTTCGAACGCAAATGCACGGCACGGGAATGACACGGCTAAGGCCCGGGACGTGTTGCTCTTCGAGTTCGGCGCCGCAATCATCGCACTTGACACCGCGCGGAACCATGCGGGTTTTGCTAAATTTCGCACCAAGATCACGAGCGAGAGAATCCCCCAAAGGCTTGAAGTTCCCGTCCATTACGCCGCCACCGCCTTCGATGCCTCGGATTTCCGATCACTCGACCACATTGCCGCCTTACGCTCGCGAATCTCGGCAAGGACGTCGTCGGGAACCGATGCGACGACCGGCGCGATCTCGGGAAGCTTGGCCTGAAAACCGGCGAGGCGGGCGGCCTCTTCCCGGCCCGGCCCCCACCGGTCCCATTGGTGTTCGAGTTGCGCAAGGCTCGCGAAAAGATTCGGCTTTGAATCCGGGATATTCGCCCGCATGCGCAAGATGCGTTGCTTGACCTCGGCGACCGAGGCGCGTTTGAGCAATCGGTCGGCGACGGTGCGCGTTGCGAAGCGAAACTTTTGGTCGACGGCGGCCGTCGGCAAAAGCTCGGCGCGAAGGGTCGCAAAAAAATCGACGATCCCGAATGCCTCGGGGTGATACGTCCGTTCGGGTTTCTTCTTCGCGATTTTTTTGACTTTTGTCGCAATCTCTTCGACCGACGAGACGACGTCTCCGACGGCGGCCTCGTCTGATTTCGCCGCGACAAAAACTCCGGTTGTCTTTCGTCTTGTCATATCGTCTTGTCTATCGTCTTGTTGTCGATCCGTGTGATCGGTATATACCGATCCGTGTGATCGGGTTGAACCGATCGGTGTGATCGGGTCAACCGATCGGTGTGATCGGGTCTTCTTCTTAGTCGTAAGCTTGCGAGAAGCCGTCTCGATCGAGGCGGCAATCGAGGGGCTTTGCGTTCCGGGGCTATGAATAAAAATCGGGTCGATCACATAGATCGTCGTCCGAGATTTGCTCACGCCGACGCGTTTGATGATTCTTTGATGTTCAAGCGACCGCAATGCCCGACGCACATTTGCGGGGTGCATTGCGGCCGTTTTGGCAAGCGTCTCTTGAGAGGGCCAGCATTCCCCCGTCTCAAGATTGCGGAACAAATTGAGCGTGAACGCCATGTGTCGCGCTTCGGCCGGTTCGATGGAAAGCATCGCGGCCGTATAGGTCCCGTAGCTCATGCCTGCGACCCTCCGGTTACTTGCCGGGCGGGGAGGCGCAAATTTTTGTAAAGTTCTTGCGTCCGGCGCCTCGAAATGGTATCTTGTAGATGGCGCTCGGGTAATGCAGCGGCGACGCTGCGCCGACGGCGAACGATCATATGGGTTTCCTCGAAAAAAGCTATATGGATGATTGTTTGTCCCGGTTCCGGGCTCCATCGCTCTCGGCAACGGTTCGAAGAATTTCGGCTTCGAATCGCCAGAGGGAGCAACGTTTTCCGCAAAAGACTCCGGCTTGGTACACCGGGGTCTTTTGTTTTGCCTGGATTGGGACGTGTACGCGCAATCGTAACGCAAAAGGGTTGATTTCGGCAAGACTTTCGGGGAAGAAAGTTTCCCGCAGATGGCAAAAAACGCACCCTTTGAAGAGAGTACGCCTTTGCTGACCGACGGCCGGGAAGGGTTAGATCGTGGCGATCACCCCGTCCGTCGGTTGTTCTGTAGACCGCGCGATTCGGCGAAGGCGCGGATCGTGTCCAAAAGATGCGCCGCCTGCTCGCGAGAGAATTCTCGCCAATCGGAGAGGGCGCCATTTGATATATCTTTGCACATATTGGCGATCGTGTGTTCATCGAGGCCGTAAATCTCCGTGTCGCGCTCGATCATCTGCGCCATCACGGCCGTCATTGCGTGCGGGTCGCGGCGAGATTGCGTTTTTGAGCGTGATTCGGTTTTCGGCGGTTCTTCCGCAGACTTGACCGAATCGGCCGCGATCGCAGATTGCGCTTTGGTCCGGTAATCGACATACTTGCGAAGCTCGGCGAGTTCAAAATCCGCCCATTCTGTCGGGACCGCCCCATCGGGACGACCGATCGCGTGCGAAACCTGGCGGATGACCGCTAGATGTTGCTCGTGCGATTGTTTGGCAATCGGCACGCCCATTAGCTCGTATGCCTTACGGATAAGCGGGCCGCGCATATCTTGCGAGTCGATGCCTCGGAAAACCAGGGGCACGGCAGGCTTCGCAGGTGCCGTTTCCGGCGCGTCCTTTGGCGATGGCGCGGGTTTTGCCGCCTCGGCGGGTGTTTGTACCGGATCAGAATCCTTCGGCGTTTCTACTGGCGGTTTTTCGGATTGCGCGGACGGCACGGCCTCGGCCCGTTTGATGACTTCACCCGTTCCCGTGTTGACCACGGCGCCCGCGTGTTCGTGGCGCGCGAAGGTATCGCGGATCATATCCACCGCGTCGACGGCCTCGCGTTCGAGTTCTTCGGGGATGAAGATTCCGGCGAGCGCCGTCGGATACGCGAGACGCAACGCGGCCGCCTTGGCGCATTTGCACAGCATCGAGACGGGCTTGTCACGCCACACGCCGGAGACTTTGCCGTTGAAATCTTTGCCGACATATTCGCGATAAAGCAACCGAGCGACAAACGGCTCGGCGATGTCTTTCCGCCGGACGTAGGCGGTCGCCCATTTCGGCGCAAGGCCGTCGGATTCAAATTCGACTTCGCCATCTTGAATCGACCCGAAATTCGGATCGCGCTCGGCGAGCACGAGCATCGCATTGAGCGTGATCGTGATGACGAGCTTTGCCTTCTCGTCTTTCCCGCGTAGATTGCCGACGATGAAATGCGTTTCGGGCGCTATACCGAGCCGAAAATATTCGGCCAAAAGTTGCAAAAGCTGATCGCCTTTGACCTTTCCGTCGGTCGCCTTTTCGATGAATCGCGCAAGCAGTTGCGGAGGCGCCGAGGCCTTCCACGCAACCGCTTGATCCCACGCTGATTTCGCGGATACGGCTTTAAGTTCTGAGATCGCCACGTGTGAAAATTCCCTTCCGAAAACCAATGGAAAACCCTATAACCATCGGCTTTGTAAAGTATAACAAACATATGACGTAAGATCAACCCATTTGCACGAAAAACCCCGGAAAATCAAGGCGGAAGAGACAAAAAAAGAGCCGTGAGAAAACAACGTCATCACGCGTTTTCTCACGGCTCAAAAGAAAGAACGCCCGCCTGTTCCCACGGAGAGAGAAAACAGGCGGGCAGTGCTACGCTTCCGTGCGCCGCTCATGGATCGCCGCTCGCTTCTGCGCACGAAGCGCGTCAGTACGGAACGTGCATCGTGCGGAAAACGGCGATACCTCTCTATCGGCGCCCGAGAAACGAACTTTAGGGTGTGTATGCATGCGTGCGTTCTTGCTTTCATGCATGCGTGCGTTTAGAGTTCGGCGATGAACCCGGCCTCAAAGGTGAGTACGAAATCGGCAAGCACTTGCGCAATCTGATCCGAAGTCGCCGTTGGAATCGAGGGGGCGACCTTCGTGAGAATCTGCGAGGCTGTTTGCGCGACGGTTTGCGACTTCGCCTCAAGGGTCGTCGCGATCGACTTCAATTCCGCGAGAACCGCCGGGCGCAATTCGGGCGCCATATCCGCATTGACCGAATTGACGACGACCGTTCCGACTTCATTGCCGACGATTGCGCCTTGCGTTTTTGCGATCGGCGTGAACTTTGACGCAAGCGCGCCGACGACGATACCGATGACGAAATTGAGCGAGAACCCGAGGGCCTGCGATGTGGTCGCGTTCATAACGAGGACTCCTTACTTTGAGGAAAAAGAGACGCACGCACGCATACACGAATGCACGCACGCAAGCGGAGAAGATGGATACATTCAAAACGACCCCCTGCGAGGAAACGCTCTCGCCCTACGCCACATGGTTCGATCTCAAAGAGTATCCGTTTCGGATTTCACCGCATGCGAAATTCGCATACGTGACAAGCTCGATGCGCGAGGCGCTCGAGCACGGCCGCGACGTCATAAACGGACGCCTCGGTATCGCCTGTATTTCAGGCGAAATCGGTACAGGCAAAACGACGCTCGCATCGCTGTTCGCCCGCGAAGCAGGGGAGCGCAATTCTGTTGCGTCACTCTACCGGGTTCCCGGCGGCGCCCGGCAAACCGAGGCGCAAATACATCTCGAAATCAATCGCGATCTCGGGATTGAAACGCGCGAGCGGGCAAAAAGTGAAACGTCCCTACGCAAGCTCGAGGCCGAAGCGTGGCGGCAGCATGAGCAAGGCGATACCGTCGTGATCTTACTCGACGACGCGCATCTCTTACGACCGACCGGCATTCACGCGCTTTTGTCGATTTGTAACATGACCGCCGTCGACCGACCGCTTGTGCAAATTCTTCTGTTCGGACAGAATCCCGAAATGATCGACGTGCTCAAAGGCAATGCCGCGTTTCATTCGCGTTTGACGATGCACACGCAACTCAGTCGCCTCGATGCTCACGACCTTGAAGAAATGATTGCGCACCGGCTTAAAGTCGCCGGGGCGAAGAAGAACCTTTTCGACGATGGCGCAATCGCCTTACTCTACGAATATTCGCGAGGCGTGCCGCGTATTGCATGTACGATCGCGAACCGAGCCATGTCCTACGCGGCCGATCTTGAGTCGACCCGCATTCACATCCGGCACGTCACCCGTGCCGCTCACGCCCTCGGGCACGGAGAAACACCATGAGCGCGCGTGCGTCCCGTCAACATGCCCAGAACTCAAGCGGCGCTGTCTCGTTAGAAGACCTCGCCACGAGTCCGAAAACACACATACAAGAACGCACGCACGCACGCACGCAAACAAGCACGGGGCCAAAAGCCACCGTACCCATGTCCGTGCGTTTGAGTGAATCCGTTTGGCTCGAGCTTGATGCCCTCTACAAACGGACCGGGGTAAAGAAGCAAACACTCATCGAGCACGCCATCACAGACATGCTCGCGAATCATCGCTCGAAGGTTTAACGCGCGACGGCCACGTCAAGGCCCCACATGTCGGCCGTGTAGTTTGCGTGAATAATCGACGCGGCCGCGTTGCGTAGCCATGCCGCCGAAGATTTCGTCGCAGCGTATGCGGTTTGAAAACTTCCGAGCGCCTTGAGATCGGCAACGTCGAGGACGTCAAGATCCCATCGCATGTCGGGGTCGGCAGAATACGCGCCGTATCCGCGATACCCGGAGTATCCACGATCGGCGTTCTCGACTTGCATATTCTCCGTTTGGTACGCACGCTCGCCATGCGTGGAAACCGCAAAGAGCGGCCCGTTCATGTACCCATTGACCGCCTCGAATGATTGCATCGGATCAATGCCTTTGAGTTTTGCGATCCGCGCAATGACACCGGCCATCATCCACGCATGCGCCTTTGTAAACGGATGCGCGCCGAAATCGGTCGTGCAAACATCCGACCCACCCATACACAACGCGGCGACTTCAATATTCGGAGTATTATCACGGAAATCGTGATTCCACATCCACGTCCCGTATGATGTCGCCGTATCGAAATTGTAATTCTTCCAAACCGCGAAGATATGTGAAAGATCACTCCACGGCACATCGGCCGGGTGGACTGCATTTCGGCAATGCGTCAAGACCGTGTTTGACAACGGTTTGATCAATCCGAACTCAGCATGATAATCGCCGAGCCGGTGATACACGCCCGAATCATCGGGCGACGTCGCAGACCAATGCGCGGTGATGATACTCATGTCGTCCCCTTAGTGATGCATAAACCATTTGTAAATCGTCGGCCATTGCGCGACAAGGTATCCACCGGCCGCCGTAGCGAGGCCCTTTGCGGATTCTTTGAGAATGTCGGACTGACGCGCTTCGCGATCTTCTTTGCGTTTATTCGCGCGCGCGACGTCCGCCGCATTATAGTCTTCGAGCGCCTTAACGCGATCGGGGAGATTATCGAGTTGGTCGATTTCGGATTCGAGCTTTATCAGTTGGCTTGAATTCGAATTCACCCGTTCATTCGTCGCTTGCCCCAGCGCCGCAAGTTGCGAAGTCGCCTCAGAAAGCTTAATGATCTTTTCTGCTATCCAAGGGCTCAGCGACAAAGGGCCACTTTGGGGCATCGGTTCTTCCACGATCTTGAGGCCTTCCGTACAGTATCGCGAAGAGCGTGGTCGGCACTTCTGCGGAGAAGGTCGTTCGCGCGACATTTGCGGGCAAATACCACATGCGGCCAGCATCCATTTCGAACGTACCGGCTTCGCCTGCGTCGGGATACTCCACGTGCAAAAGACCACGTTGCACGACGATCGTGATGTCATACGCTTCATCACGGCTTAAATGGTATTTCACGCCGACTTCAGTCGCCTCGCATAATCGCATTTCGACCCCGAAGAGAGGGATCGGCACACGTTCGATATGCCATCCGGGAATATCGAGATTATCGGCGACGCTCAATGCAAGTTTGGTCGCGTGATAAAGATCGCGCGATTGTTTTGCGAGATCGCTATACATGCGACCGCGCTTTTCTCCATCATCGACAAGATCGCTGATTTCTTCTTGCAACGTCATTATGTCGGCCCTACCATTCCGATCTTGGTTGCGTCAACGCCCCCGCCCGCACTAAGCGGCAACCAAACATTCCACTGCGCGGTGATCGGCCCATTATAGTTGATATGAAAAACGATGATATGCGGATGACCATCATCGGGAATTGTTGCGGACCACGTGAACGTATTATTGGTCGGCCCGGTGAGCGTCGACACGGCGGTATTGTCAAAATACACCGCGCACGTTCCATTGCTTAACGTCGCATTATTACTATTCGCGCCGCCGACGGTTTGCGCACCGGCACCGGGTTTGACCATGACGACAAACTCGGCTTGAATCGTTTGCGGCCCCGTATATGACGAATTAAACGCGACGGCACCATTAAAGCACCCGACCGGCGAGATCGAGGCGTCGCCGGGGCTCGGCGACTGCGTGCCGCCGCTTGGATACGGTGCGAGAGGCGTTCCCGGTTCAAGCCCCGCTTCATTCGTGCCAGCGTTGCCGCGTTGCCGGTAAAAGACGACCCCGGCATTAAATGCAAGGGAACTCGACGATCCGATTGTCGTGGCGGCGGTGGCGGCGGCGAGGTCGACCGTTGCGTGTAAGGTGATCGGGTCACCGAGCGCGGGTTCGGTGACGGTTGCCGGAGTTATTGAAAACTTGATCGACCCATCGTCGGACTGATAAAACGTTGGATAAGGTTTTACAAGTCGCAGGCCGATTTGATTCGGCCCGACGTTGTCAAACGCGATATAATTATCCACTGACGAATACGTCGTATTCGATGCGGACCCGGCACTCTGTAACGCCTGCGAGAGCGTCGGCACGACGACATTGATATTCGCCGTCGTGAGAGATGTTGCGTTTGCGAGAATTTGAATATGTGCGAGCGGGTAGCTTCCCGCAGGGGTTGCCGGGGCCGGTTGCCCGGGCGTTCCCTCGGTTAACGTAATTTGAACGCCCCGCGCGACGTAATGCGTCTCGACACCATTCGGGGGTTGGGTTATCGTCCCCGATGGCGATTCATATGCGACATTGAAATCGCCGCCATCGCCTTCAAGGTAGACGAAACTCAAAAGGTCGATGCGTGTTTGCGAAGGGTCGGCCGCCGCAAGGGTGATCGTATCCGCCGGGAGATAATCGGCAAGCTGCAAATTCCCATTTGAATCGCGGACGAATACCGTTTGACCGGTACCGCCAACCACAACCGAAAGGCCCGATCCGGGAACGACGGTGATCGCGTTGACCGACGGGCGAACTTCCGTCTCGCCGACGAACGCCGCCATAACTTCGCCGACAAGGGTACCGACGTTATATCCGTCGTTGTTCCAGTCTTGCGAACGGCCTTGCATGCCGAACTGATAAAACGTGCGCAGTGCAGGCATCGGCTCCCCCTAAGAGTATGAATCGACAAAGTGAAAACGTTGAATCCACACGGGTTCCGTGTTTGCGGCCTTTGTCGCGTTCACAATCGCGGCAAGGATCGGGTCGCTCGGCGTGTTTTTCGTAGCACCCGAGTCCATAAGAAAATCGTTCGTATCAAGATAAGAACGATCGAAGAAGAACGCCGTTGATGCAAGAACCTGAAAATCGACGTCGATGCAAAATTGAAAAATGACGAGATTTGCGGCGGCCGACTTTGTTGGGTTACTCTGCAAGTCATACACGTCGACCGTCGGTTGCTGATTTGCCGGTAAGATCGACCGATAATACGATTGCACGACGGCGCGAATTGCGGGAATCGTGAGCTTCTTTGTTCCGGCAAGAATGCGCGCGCGATAATGACCATCGAGTTCATAATTCGGCGCAATGATGCGCGGGATGCCATAGAGAACGCCATGTAAATCGAGATACCGACCGGCGGCCTCTTGTACCGTCATTTGCGAGAGGAGAAGCAGAATGTCGCTTTCCATTTGCGCGAGGCGCTCAGAAGCAACACGTAAGATCGCCTGCATCGGGGGCACGTTTGCACCGGGATCGACCGGCGCTTCGAAATTGAATGGCGCGATCGGATAGAATTGCGCGAGCAACGATGCCGGGCTCGAAAGAAAGCTCATACGGCGCCCCTCTGATTACACGTAGGAAGACACGCCGGTCACGTTGACCGTGATCGACGAGATGTTCGGGAGCACGCGCGGAAGCTGATACACTTGCGGCGTGAAATCAGAATTCGATCCATTGATGAGCACGCTTGAAACGTTGACGTTTGCGACCTCATTCGTATCGCCGCCGTTATACAAGACATTCTTTGCGATTGCAACGATCGACGCAACGTCAACAGGGTGCCCCATCACAAGCGATTGAACATAGGAGTAAATCGCCGACTGCACATCGGATGCAATACTCGCCTCGGATGCGCCGAGGGTAATCGCTTGCGTACTTGCGGTAATGGAAAGCGAAATAACCACCGCAACCGATTCGGAACCCCGAACATGCACTTGCGTTCCGGCCGCGCGGTAAAGTCCCGTATCAAACGCGTTTTGCAATGCGACAAACGATGCATAATTTGGGTTTGAGCTACTGCCGAGATCACCCGACCCGTCGTCGATGTAGAGTTGTCCGCGCCCAAGCTCCCGCGTGACGCCGTCGTCAGCGGTATTTTCTACGAGAACGGCCGAGGTAATCGGAAACGCGAGCGCATCGTTTTCGATGGCCGCGATCGTGCATTGTGAGGAGTTTGGGATCGCGGCAAGGACGCGCTTGCGATACCCCCCATCATTGCCGTCGTCAATCTCGGTATCGGTCCCGCCGCTTGCCTTGCCGGGGTTCGTGACAATCAACTGACCGTTTGTGATACAGGTATTGATCGCACCGGCGATGACGTTACCGTTTGAACCGGCGACCATCGCCACACTCGGCACGGTATTCGGGGCAAGCGTTTGCCCCGTCGGGACGACGACGGCCTCGGTCGTTTGAAAGAGAATCGGGCCTTGCGTCGGGTCGGCCGGGTTTGCGCTGCAAATGGTATTCGCCGCTATAACATAACCGGGCGCGGTCGCCGGTTGGGGAAGAGCGAATTGCAATGGTGCCGTCGCGGTGGTCGCCTGCTTGCGTTCAACGCCGACATCGAGGCCCTTGAGATCAAGTGCCGGTCCTTTTGCGGTGGATGCATAGGCCGATTCGGCCACGGTTGCGAGAAGTTCATAAGCCCCCTCGATCGTCACATTCGGCAACGTCGAAGAATCCGAACCTAAAAGGATCGAGAGTCCTTCAAGGTAGGTTTCCGTCACGCCGCCCGCATTGAAATTTGTGATAAGTCCATTGAGTTTTTGAACCGATTGTTGAATACCGATCAGAATCTCGGCAGCCGTCGGATAGGACGGCAGCGACGCCGATGGATTCGTCGTCGAAAACGTCGTTGAAACGGTGGATGTCGACATCCGGGCGCCGCCTTTCGAAGGTACGCAAAAACACGAACGCACGCATACACGCACGCACGCAAGCACGGGAGAAAAAGCGCGAAGCCTAGCCGTTCAAATAGGGATACACAAGGTTTCCGCGTAGCGGGTCCTCGACGCCGATCGCATACACAAGGTATGAGATTTGCCACCCGTCAAAATACGGGTGCGCAATGATAACCTCGTCAAGCTGATAGACACGCGCGTCAGCCGTGATCGCGTCAATGACCCGCGTGCGCAGCGTGTTTGCCATCGTCGCGGGATCGGATTGACCGCTTCCGATCAGGCCACCAAACAGGCCGAAATCCGGGTGAAACACGAGTTCGCCGATCTTCGTGCGAATGCGCGTATTGAGATCCTGGCCGAGGAGTGCGAGGCCGTTGACCGTCAAGAGGTCACCATTCGGACCGATGACGGCCTCACCGGAAATCGGGTTGATATAGACATCACTCCCGAGAAGCGGGTAGGTCCCAAGCGCCCCCGCTGAAATACCACCGGCCGACGCGAGGGGCGGCGGATTTCCGTACGCCGTGTATGTAATCGAATTTGATTCACTCGATTGCGTGCCGTCTTCAGAAATGGCGACGACCGCGTATGTCGCAATCTGACCATCGGCCGGGTTTTGATCGAAGAGGTTCATCCATCGCGAATTGCGATCGACGTCTCGGGTATCCACCGGCATTTGCATCCCGCCGGGAAGCGTACGCAAAAGCTGCATCGACGCAACCGACGCATTCGTCACTTGATCAGGAAGGAGCGCCGAGGCAACCCCGATCCCGCTTGCCTGCCCGACGGACAAGAGCATCGGACTTTCGACCGTCGTCGTTGCGGCCGGTATCCCCGCAATGACCGTCGGATCGGTCGCATAAAAAAACGACATAGACGTTAAGACCCCGAAGATGCGGCGGGTGAAATCTGCTGAAGAACGGACAACGTCGAAGCGTTTCCGACGGTATCAATGACCGTCGCCCCATAGTAAGACGTAATACCGAAAAGGGGATCGGTGTCGAAAAGGTTGTTTTTCCGAGAGATGTCGGAAATCGTCCGTTGATCGACGAGGGTCCAAGGACCATGCGGCGTCGGTGCGCGATAAAGCAAAATCTGACCGATCGCGGCGGCCGTCGTCACCGTCGGCGGATAGATCACGCAAATGACGTTCGTCGTGATCTGACCGATTTGCGAAATCACCGGCGGCAGTGGAAGTGCCGAGTCGGGTGTGATGATCGTAATATTCGGATCGACGTCAATTTGCGGTGAGGACATTAGCGACCTCGATTGCGATAAAAGAGATGGAAGACGATCGCGCAATTTATGATCAATAGACCAAAAATCGCGATGCGAAGATAGTGAATGACGGATTCAAGATCGACAATTCGCCGGTCGTTGTATTGCGACGCCGAGAACGAGACGCTCGCCATCGTGCCGACGTCAAGATGATCGTGTTTCGAACCGGCAATCAGTGAACTCGTATCTTCTGCGATGATTCCGACTTCACGTGTTTCATGCGATTTGCAATGTTCTGACTTATAGCAATACTTCACGATCTTGGTCGAATGAAGAACGCGTTGCAATTCATCCGTGCTAAAGGGTGAAATATTGTCTTTGAGATGACGACTCGACGCCGATGTGTACGCACCCAAGATACCAAGATTCCCCGAACAATCAAGGCCAAGTAACTCGCCCTTGTAAGTACCGGAATTGTCTTGCGCAATCGAAAGACATCTTCCCGACGTTCCGGCAACCGAGTGCGTATCATCGACGCCGATCGTTGTATTGTTTCCCGCGTCATTCGTGATGCCGATTGCATGCGGGAAATTCGCCGTTGACGGTCCACCGATATAGATACCGTAGTTCAACGTCCCACTTGAACCGGCGAGGGCAAAATATGTGCCAGTGATCGACGGGCTTGTCGCCAGAGACAACGTCGGCGCGGCGGGCGTGCCTCCGAAAACGATATTCGCATCACCGGCGGTAAAGGGCATACCGGACGAATACGATCCGCTCGAGATTTGCGAATATGCGCCCATGAACTGCCCGGCCGTGCCGTGGATAATGCGGTCGGTGGTAAAGGTAAACGATTGCGCGCTATAGCTTGAGGTCGAGGTCGTCACGTGCCCGTCGATGATATTTGTACCATCGGTAATCGTAAGAGGTGTACCCGCATTAAACGCGGCGTTCCCGGGCTCGGTCGTGATCCCGACAGACGATCCGACGGCCGGGATATAGAACGCGCCCGTGTTATACGCACCGCATGTATATCCGGTATTCGTCAGCGTGTTCGGATTCGTTGATCCGTTCAGCGAGACGCATCCACCGCCGGTCGGCACGCCCGCACCCGCAGGCGCGGCCGTCGGGGCGTTAATGACATACGCGCCGGGTGTCGGTTGCGTGACCGTCGCGCCGCCGGTGCCGGTAATGGTGATCGGGGGAAGCGTCGGACCAGGAGATCCCGCCGGACCAGGCGGCCCGGTCGGACCGGCAGGACCGGGGATCAAGACTAATTGACGCGGAGCCGTCGCCGTGAACTGTCCTTGCGGCACAGCCGGTGAGGACGTTGTGAAATCATACACACTGCCGATCTCAAGCGTTACGCCGGGGGAGAGATGACCGGTCGAATCGGTTGTTCCCGATGCGATGACATTACCCGGGTTTTGCGCTGCGCCGTGATTATAGAGAATGACGGTCACGCCCGCGAGCGGGTGATTGTTCGCATCGACAAACTGCGGCGCATAGACATACGTCGCCGATTGCGCATTGACGAGCGTCGCCGGGATTGCGGCCGCAAGGAGAAAGATCAAAAAGAGTGCTGCGCGAAGTGACCTCATGGCATCCCCTTAAACGGCTTTTGTATTCGTCGTACCGGTCGGCTCGATCGGCGCGCCTACCGGCGGACCGGTGTTTCCCGGGCCGCCCTGCACGCCGCTATGATTGTGAACCGCGAGAAAGTCTCGCACTTCTTGCAGTTGATCTTGAAACGCAAGCTGACGACCCGATCCGGCGGTCCCGCCGAGCGCAACGTTCGCCGAGTTCAAGGCAACCGACGGCGCGGAAACCTCAACACTCGCCGAAGAATCAATCGTCATCGGGCCGGTCGATTCAATGTGCGCCGTGCCGGGGGATTGCATCATCAGGTTTCCGCTTGCGTCGACTTGCATCGAGAAGCCCGACGGCAAAGTCAACGTGAACGCCGACGAACTCGAACTCGCGTCCGCAAGCTGCAAGGTCGCACCCGACGGCATATTGAGCGTCACGCTCCCGTATGTCCGATCGTCGCTTTCGCTCAAATGGAAAGCAGCGCCCGACGCAAGTTCGATGTCGATCAACCCGGGAGCGTTATCGGGGCCAGGGTCCGTCGGCGTCGCCTTTGCGGAACTCATCTTGAGAAACGCGCCGGTTTCGGGATGGTAGTAGACTTGATCCGAGGGCGTCATATGCGGAGGGGGAAGCGGATTCGCAGAACCCGGATTCGTTTCTTCGTTCGGCATGTGCCCGATAATGACGGGGTAATTTGAAAGACCCGAGATGAAACTCAACGCGACGATCGTGCCACGGCGAACATTGCGCGAGACGCCGAAACTGGATGCGACCCGTGCCTTCCACGTGGATCGCCCATCGAGGGCGGCACATTGCGCATATAAGACACGTGATTTCGTATCACTATCGGGAAGCTGATAACAGTACAGCACGCGCGCGGCAATCGTCTCAGTATAATTGAAACAGCTTTGATTCTTATATCGACCTTGTTCTATCATTTTGCGACCGGCAACGGGTAACGCAATTCAAGGGTCGTCGTGTAATCGGAACCAAACTGATAATTGTGATCAGTGTTTGTCACATACCACGAACGGAATTGCGTTGCAGCGTTTGCCCCTCCGAAATTCAGCTGATACCGTTGACCGACTCGGAACTTCGCATCACCTTTGACGATAACGCGCCCGCGCGTCAACGTGTTATGCAATAGCCAAAGGGCCTTGAAACGTTTATCGAGCGTCTGAAATGCCTTGACGGAATCATATTGCGAAACAAACGAAGTCCATCGGTAACCGAATCGCTGGATAGTATCCTTGTCAACCGGGACGCGTGATCGCGCCGTCGATAACAATGCCGCGATCTCACTGACGGCGCAGTTCGCAAGCGCGGGAATTACCGTGATCGCGGTGAGAAGATCTTCGTCGGTTTGCCAAAACTCAGAACTGCGCACATCGGCCGCTTCAATCGTTCCGGCGATCGCAGGATTCGTCCATACGGTGTATTGATCGTCATAGATGAGATTACCGAGTTCGTCGACATAGAGTCGGCAGACGGGAAAGTTCCGAAGTTCAAGGCAATTCGCCCACACGCTTCCGCTTTGTACGGAATACGTCGGGAAGAAGTCCGACGAGAGACTCACGAAATTGATGTCGAGATGTGCGGTCGAAATAAACCGGTCCCAGTTATACCCGTACGCCTGCACTTGCGCAAGTGCATCACCAGTGAGATACCCGGCCGTGTTAACGGCTTGCGCGCCGCCTGCGCCCGAATACGGGATGATCGAGGGAGGGTTCTTTTTACAAAAGACGTTTAAGATGTCGAGGAGAAGACGCGTTCCGCTCGTTGCGGTCCGTAGCGGAATCTGCAAAAGGCTCGCGACGCCGTTATCATTATTCGGATCACTCGCGGGAATCGAATATTGTACGAAGGTATCGTTGTCGAGGAAGATCTTCGTGAGGTCACGTCCCCGAAGCTCGAGCGTCGCCGTCGGTTGCCCTTGGAACGTTTGCGTCTCATGGACGACGTCAAGCATCCCGATCATGAGACACGAGGAGAATGCGCCGAGGGTCTTGGTAATCTGCGCGCCTTCGGCCCCATAGGTAAGGCCTTGCACGTTACTCGGACCAAGGGCCGGAAACGGATCAGAATTCGTGCCCGCCGCCTTTGAACCACCGGTCGATGTCGAGTTGCGGCCGACAAAGATTGCGATATAATCCATCGGCTGCAATTTCACGGCAGCGGGAAGATTTAGGCCGAGCGCAAGGGAGATCGTAAACTCACCCGCGTCGCCGGTATCAGACTTCGTAACGTTGATTTGTTCAATCTCGTTTAATTGCAGAACCGTTCCGTCAAAACAAATAGCGATTACGCGCGCCTGCGTACGGTCAATCGACGAATCCATCGTCATAATGCGACTCCTTCTCTTTTCTTCTACACCGAAACGTAATCCGCGATCGACTGATAAATCTGCGTTTGTTGACTGCCGTTGATTGTCGTCGCCACCTGTGAGGCGCCGCCGGGTTGTTGCGATGCCGAGTAATCGGTGAGGATGTCGGCGGAAAGCGAAATAAGTAATTGATTCGGGCGGTCGTTTTGCATGCGCACATCGAGACGCGTTTGCGTGAGCAAAAACGCGCGCCCGTCGAATGCATTCACATACCGCAACACCTGCGCAAAGGAAGGCGAAAGCGGATTTGCCTTCTTTGCAGTCTCTAGGATTGCGGTGAATTGCGAAAGTTGGGATTGAAGATCGTTTGTCGTCGCGACGAGTACGTCGATTGCGAGTGACCCCGGCGCAAGACCAAACTCGTCGACATAGAAACCGCCTGCGGTTTGGTGCGTTGTTTGTCTCGGCGAAAACGTGTACGAAATATTCTGAGCAAACCCATTGAAACCCATCACGACGTCAAAGACGAGGGTCGCATTGATACTCGGCGCCGCTTGATTCTTTGCCGACACAAGCGGGATACGTCCGGGTGATCCGGGTGCGCGTGGCGCAAACGGTACGACGTTCGTGTTCTTATTTGCCGCCGTACCTTCGAGCGTGAGTGTGATTCGTGGATTGACGGGCGTCGCATTGAGAATCGACGCAACCTGTCCGATGCGATTGTTGAGCGCCTCGCTCTGCGCATTCATAATCGCCTTCGACTCCGTCGCCCGGGTCGTATAGACCGAGACGACGTCGTCGATTGCCTGCAAAGGTGAGGGAATGGCGCCCGTAAGGCCAGGAACGACCGGCATAAATTCCCCCTTTAATTGCGATAGGTTGTTGCCTTGGTACGTGACGGCTCAAGCGTTGCGGTGAGCTTGATCTTATGACCACCCGGAACCGTGACATGTGCGTGACCGGGCGCAACGGTTGCGGCCGAATGATGTTGACCGTTTTGATGTGCCGGATGATGCGCGTTTGATTTCGCAGCACTCGGCGCCTGATAAGAGATGAATTGCGAAGGAGCGTGCGCGTAACCGTAGTCCATCGCGTCGCCCTCTTGGTTCAAGGTCGACTGACCGTCACCATATCTCGGATCGTCACCGCGACCACGCCGCAGATTTAGGAGGCCGCCATATCCCCCGAGATGATACGCACCGTAATCGTGAAGATTGCGGACGCCTTGCGCGAACCCGTTTTGTATCATGTTCGCGGCATAACGGTCTTGCATGTCGTGATCGGCAAGGAAATGTTTTGCGAACCCTGCGCGCCCGAGCTTTTGCAGGAGCTTCGGGTCCATGCTCTGCGCATATCCATTATGCCAGACGTGTTTTGAATCGTATCCGCCCATGAGCGTGTCGGGCATAAACTGATAGGCACCCATCGCCCCGATACTATTGACGACGCCATAATCGCCATACGGATGCGCTTTGTTCGCCGACTCCCGCGAGCGAATTGCATACAGCCATCGTTTGAGATCTATCTTCGAGCTACTTGGAGAATTCAGGTGCATGCGAAATGATTTATCGCGACGCGCAGAATCTTGCGCGATTGCTGAATCATCTTCCGCTTGCGTTTCCGTATTACCACGCAACGCCAAGACCAGGCCGACAACGGGCACGAGTCGCTTTAATACAAAACCGGCAACGGTTGAAATCACACCGCCGCCCGCCGCACCGTCGGCGGCAGCTGCTCCCGCGCCGCCAGCCCCCGGGATTATAGGAGGTTTCCCCCCAAAGGGAAGACTCGGTAGCCCCGGGCCGCCTTTGCCTCGCAATGCAAGAGCGAGCGCAACGGCCGCAAGACCGGCAGCGACCGCGCCCATAGCGACCGGGTAGGTATGCACGAAATTCGAGAAAGCATCCGTCAACGCCGCGAGTTTTGGAATGATTGCCTTGAGGATTGCGTCACCGGCGGTGATCTCGCCGTTTTCGAACTTCGCTTTGATGCGGTCTTGCTGACCGGGAATAGAATCCTGGTACTGCTTTAAGGCCTTTTGCACGGCGGCGGGCGCCATCGGACTCGATGCGCCCATGAGATTGCCTTGATGCGCCATCGCCCAATCGAGCAACGCTCGGCCGTTATTTCCGGTGATACCCATCTTCGAAAACTGCGCGCCCATGATCGCACGATTTCCGCCGGTGTCCTTATACATCGCTTGCGTGATCTTTGAGATGTCGGCGATGTTGCCGGTGCCCATTTGGATGTCTTCAAGACTCAAACCGGCACGCAACGCAAGGCGCGTAAGGTATGGACTTCCGCCGATTGATGAACCGAGTGCGTTCGCACCTGCCATCGCGTTTTGTTGACCTTGCGTTGATTGATAGAAACCACCGAGATTCGAAATCCCGACAACTTCGGAAAGAGCCGATTTCAATCCATCTTTCCCGTATGGGTTCGATGCCTGAATTTGCGTCAAAAGATTGACAACGTTTCCGAGCAACTCCGTCGGACGCCGACCGGCATCACCAGCCGATTGCGCCGCGCCGAAAATGGCGCGGGAATTCGCGTCGACGTCTTTTCCCGCATATTGCGAGAGAAGGCCCATTTGCCCGGCGTAGACACTCGGGTCCATGCCCATGATGCGCGAGAACGTCGCGATGCCCCGTCCGGCGGCAATCGACTGACCTTGTGTCGCACCGGATGCCTGTCCGTAGGTCCCGATCATCTCGGCGGCCTGAATGCCGTTCATGCCATACGCCGAGTAACCCATCGACGCGCGTTGCAACTGCTGCACTTGCGCCGCAAGATTTCCGCGACCTAATGCAAGGGAATATGTTGCGCGCTGCGATACGCGTTCAAATTCCGATGCGAGGCGTATTGAATCAGCGATGACCTTACCGGCAGCGGCCGCAAACGCAACCGCGCCACCAAGACCGATGAAACTCTTCGCAAAACCAAGACCGGCAGAATTCGTAAACGCGCCGAGAGCTTCTTTCGCCTTCGAGAATCCGCCAGCGGCGGCGTCGGCCTCACGTTTTGCCGAACCGAAGTTGTCCGCAACATTGCGCAACTGCGAGGCGCCTCGTCCGAGGACGGCCGCGTCCGGCATACCGGCACTTTTTGCCGCTTTTGCAAGGTCTTTGAGTTCACCGGCAATCGTGCGAATGCGAGCCGTCGCAGCGTCCGCGATCGCGAGTTTGACAATCGCTTCAGCCATGAAAAACCCTTATCCCTTTGCCTGTATCTTCCGTTCGAGCGTGTCATACAACGCCGCATTTCCCTGAATATGTCGCGATCGCGTTCCGCCAGCACCGGAACGATGCCCGATTGCCTCTTCACACTTTTGCATATACAGAAAATGCACGGCCGTCATTTCCTTGGCGCTCCACGGAAAGTCGTGCATGCGATTCCAAGTCTGATAGAGTCCAAGGAAAAAAGACGCTACTTCACCAGACCGAAGAATTTTGACATTTCATCATCCGTCGGCGTGACGTCATGTTTCCATGTGTAATACTGCTGCACGAGTTCGGGAATGATAACCGATCGCATTGCGGGCCATATGTTATTGAGGAACTCGACCTTGTTGAGCTTCGGCCATTTTTCAAGATCGCCCGGATAGGAAAGAATCGTCATGACGCCTTGATCATGTTCGGGGAGCCATCCCTTAAATGCGGCGGAAAACTCGGCGAGAACCATATACTCTTGCACGGAATTCTCGTCACCCGATGGAGTTCCGAGCAACTTTTCCGCCCCGACAAGTTCGCCATACGAGGGATACATCGCAATAAATACGCGTCCCATAACCGGTTTTGAAATGAAGATCGGTCGGAGGTAACTCGAATCGACAAAAGGCCGCACGCGTTCGATGATTTCGGCATCGGTAAGCGTGCGCGCCGGTGCAGGCTCGGGCGTTTTCTTGGTCGCGCGTTTGCGCGGTATGGTCGTCTTTATATCTGTTTTCGGAAGAGACTCATCCGCGTTTGAAATCTTTTGAACAGGAGCCGCTTCGGGTGCCCCTTGCATTTCAACCGGAACTTCATCGCCGACGGAAATGTCAGCGGTCTTGATTTCGATCTCGCGAATTGCAACGTTGCCACTCTGTAACTGATTGCCGATGTTTTCCGCCGCTGCTGCGAGCCGTGAAATATCTGCGGCGTAATTCTTTTCCATAAGTGCCGACTTAGACATGATGCCTCCCAAAGAAAAGGGAGCCGGTTGCCCGGCCCCCTTCGTGTCCTGTTAGTCCTTTTCGCTCCAACGGATCACAACGGACGCTTCTTCCATGATGATCACACCGTCAATTTCGACGGACGTTGAAACTGAGTTAAGTGCGCAATCGTGGAAGATTTGCAAGGGATTGCCTTGATTATCTAACACGACGATATTGAAATACAACTTCGTGAAGTCTTGTGTCGTTTGCGACTTGCCGCTAATCGGTCGGACGTTTCCGCCGAATGCCGTGTTGAGATCGACGCCAAAGAGAAACACTTTCGACACGCTTGCCGAACCGGTATAGACGCCGGGGATAATTGCGGCCGCGACCGCGCCTCCCACAACCTTGACCGGATGTTGATCGAAGCTTTCTTCGAATCGTAACGATCGTATGAGGCCTTGCACGACGCCATTGATGACGATTGCAATATTGACGGCGGTCGTTGTTTTTGAACCGTCTGCTTGCATGCTCGAACCGAGCGCGCCGGGTAGCGAAAAACTGCCGAGCTGTTGGGAAATTTGGCTCGAGAGCGAACCGAGTCCAGCCATAGGAAATCTCCTAAACAAAAGAAGACGCCCGCAGTAGTATCACCTGCGGGCGTATGTGGTATCGGTTTAGCTGCTGACCGTATTCCCGGCAGTTAATTGCGCGGAGAAGGCGAGAAGCGTTTGCGTGACGCCGATATGATTGAGCGGCGGCGTCGGTACCATTGAATAATTGACGATGTCGGCATCGCCAAGGTTGCCGATCGTACTGATCGTGATCGAGGACCGATCATAAGAGATAATCCATTGATTATCTTTCGCCGCTTCGAGCACGTCGACGACATCAGAGAGGATCGCGGCCATCGTCTTCGGCGTATTACCGCCGCCGATTGCGCGCGGCGTTTGCGTTTCAATCGTGGCCTTGACGTTTGCAAGAACCGCGTCGGCAACGCGCACGATCGAGAACTCGGAATACAACCAAGGACGGCCCGTGTTCGGGTCGACCGGTGCGGTCGTAACCGACTGAATCGTCTGCACGGAACCAAGCGTCGCGACCCGGCTATTCCGTTCGAATATCCATCCGCCCGCCTCAAGTGCGCGATCGACGTCGCCGGTTGTGGCAAGCGCAACATAATCGACATCGAGGACGGTTTGAAACGCGACCTTGGTGAGCGGTGAGGCCGGTCCCCAGTTGTCATTTGCGCCGACGAAGGATGCACGTCCGCACACGAGCGGCGCGAAATCCATCCACGCCTGCTTTCCGGTGCCGCTATTGTAAACGAGTGCCTGCTGCACCATCGAACTCGAACGAATCGAATTGATCGCGTTCGCGGCCGCGATGACGGAGTTTGCGACGGCCTCTGAATTGACCGCCTTTGAATTCGTTGCCGAGGCGCCGGTAAGCGGCGCTTGATGAATCCACCGGCGCAACTTTCCAAACGGCGCAATCTTCTGACCGCCGAACGTGTCGGCGTAATTATGCATCGCGAAGCTATAGCACTTCACAAGATGGCCGATGTCGAAGGGGACGTCTGCAAGCTCGTCAACGGCTGCTTCGACCTCCGGTTGCGTCAGCGCATCGGTACCGGTGCCGGTGCCGCCCGCCAGGGTCACGAATCCGACCGTGCTACTCGGAACACCGTTTGTCGTAATGGTCAACGTCACAACCGGAGGCAAGTTCGTCGATGCCGGAGGCGTGACAACGGAATTATTCACGAGCAGCGTCTGCAATGCGACCATGTCGACGAGATTATCGTATGCGGTACCCGGGCCGCCGACGGTGATCGTGTTATTGTTCTGATCGAGATAGGTGAGCGTGAAGACAAAACCGCTATTTGTTCCGGCGGCGATCTTATATGAAATCGAGTTCGTGTAGAATCCTTGATCGCCCGAAGATAAGGTCGCGACTTCACCGGTCGACCCGTCGATCGTACTCGATGCGCTCGTCTTCGTGTTCGCGACCACGGCAACGAAACCGGCGCTCGCACCTTCGCCTACGGCGGCGACGATTGCATCGAGCAAGTCGCCCGATCGTAGTAGACGCTGCGCGGATGGTAGGTCATTGAATTGATATATCCCGTTTTGCCGACCGCCGTCGGAGGCGCCGACGAAACAGATGACACCGTTCGGAAGCAACGTCAACGCGCGATTCGCGCCGATCTCCGTGCGTACAAGAACTTGCGGCGCATAAACGTTCTGGCCGTTGAAAGAAAAGATCCCCATCGAGCGTGCTCCTTTGTAGAGGGATGCAAAAACGAGGCAGCGACTAGATGTCGGTGCCGAGAGTCGGTCCAGTAGACACGCCGACAGGCAGCGTCTCGACGCGTTGCTTAACTAGCTCGACAAGGGTCGGAAGCGAGGCAACGAAATCGGGGTGTTTCATTTGGTACGTGAGCGTTCGCGTATGTAATAATCCGCCAGCGGGGGCGTCGATTGATTGCACTTGATCAACACCGTTAAGGCGTTTGAGATCAACGTATCCGAGCTTATGCAAAACCGATTGCGCGGTCATCATGACGTACTTAATGATGAGATACATTTGATTTGCGCGGTACCCGATGAAATCGGTGATCGTCACGTCGAGCGTTACGACGGAGAATTCTGCGAAGAGATCAACCGGTTCGCCATCAGGCACGATCCCGCACGGATCAAGAAGCGGACTTTCGCCGCCGATAAACGTGCCAATGCGACCACCCAGCGCCTCGCGCGCGGTGATGTCGGCCGTGCGCATGATCGACACGACGGGCACCGATTGTCCGTGTTTATTCGTGAGAAGTGAATCGTCAAACGCACCGTCTTGAATGACCGGCACGTCGTCGATACCGAGAATCTTTAGGCCGGAATCAATGACCGCACCAATGTCGATTTTCGCATCGTGGGGAACCGGCCATATGGTTTCTTTATTATTCGGATCACGAAGATCGCGTTGACGATAATCGGTCGTCGGCGAGTCGATCGAAACTTGAACCGGCATAGCTTGCCCCTATGGGTTATCGGTAATGAATTTCGCGAATGCGTCGGCAACGGCGCGCGAAAACTTCGGCCCGATCACTTCGGCCGTGGCCTGCATGAACGGACGCGGGGGCTGCGCGGGAATAATAAACCCTTTTGAATTTGGTCCGACTTTGCGGAACGCGATATACTCGACACGCGTTTTTCGGCCGGTGCTACCGTATTTCTGAATCGCAGTCGCGTTGCCGTCGGCGACCGCCTGTTTCTTTTCTTTTGTCGTCCCGGTAACTGGAAAGGGAATGATTTTCCCAAGAAGAGACGGCTTCATATCTCGCGCGGGTGATCCGTTTTCGAGTGCGGATGCGTAATTCGCACCGGCCACAACGTAACCGGAAAGCGGGCCGCTATCATAAATCTGAATAGATCGCACGAGTTTGCCGGTTTGCCGGTTGATCGTAAACGTGCCGCCGCTATATTGCACTTCAATCCCGGATACGTTGCGTACGGCCTGCGATTGCGCTTCGGCAAGATATTGTCGAACAACGCGACGAAGGTCGAGGATCGCGTCGAGGCCTTTTTCAACCGTCGTCACGACGCCGTCGAGGCCTTTCACATCCGCCGTTACTTCATAGCCTGCGATTCCCGAAAAGTCATCGAGGCCCATATTTTCACCCTTACAGCGTGTCCGCCGCGACGAGCATGCGCCATGCGACCGTTGCATTGCGACAGATAATCGGGACGGCGGTACTCTTAACGATGTACGTGATCTTTAAGTGACGGAAGCGATCGCGCGCCCACGTCTCACCCTTCTTATGCGTGACGAACTGGCCGTTCTCGTACGCGATATTGAGGTCGACCGGGAGCGCGCGAATACCATCCGCAACACTCGGAACGATGATTGCGGGAACCGTCAGTTGCATCGTGTGATCGTCGACAACGCCGTACACTTCGGAGAACGTTGTCGTGATCTTATTCTGCAAATATCCATACACCGAATACGGCGGATGAAACGTCTCGCCGAAATGGCCTTCATCCTTGCCGTGCCGACGACCGCCAGCCGTAAGGCGCGGCGTGCCGGTTGCCCGGTCGACCGTTTCAGGATCGGCGGGAATAGCATGTTCCCATAAAAGCACAGACCCGAGGTCCGCGTATAACCTCGAGGCCCTCTGTGCATTCATGAATCTACTCCGTTTCGTGCGAAGGTGTTTCTTGCGAAACTTTCTCTTTTGTCGTTTTTGTTTTCGCGCGTTTCTCTTCGGCATCGGCAGTCGCCGTGATCAGGTTTTGATCGTGGCGCGCTTGCGCTTCGGCGATCTTTTGTTCCATCTCGCGTTTGACGATTTCGGCCGCCTCGGATTGACGAGAATCGTTGATATTCGTCGTGGTATCGTTGAGTGCGGGCGTAAAATAACCGTCCTTATCAAGGGGAATTCCGAGCGGAACACCGGCCGGGTACCAATAATGAGGCGAACCGCTCGCGGCGCGTTTTTGATTCTCTTTCGAATCGACTAAAAACGTTGCTTCCTCCGGTGTCAGATATGCTTCACCGGTGGTCGCTTTTGCATTCTTCGGAACGAAATCACGATAGAACATCGTGAGCTTGCCGTCTTTGTCCCATGTGCGACCGACGCACGCGCGAACTTCGCGGTGAGCGGAGAAAACTTTTACTTTGGCTTGCATTTGGTGCCTCCTAGAGCATGAGAATCGCGAAGGGTTTGAGTTGTTCGAAAGCGCGCGCTTCTTCGCGCTCCGCCTCGCCACCAAAGGGCGAATTTCCATAAGACTCCGACGCGCCGTCGACCGAAATCGACGAAAGGCCGCCGGAAATGCCGCGCCATAGACGCCGAAGAATATCGGCGAGAACAATGCGCGCGCAGGCCTGTTGAATCGCCTTCGGCATGCCCGATGACCAATCAACCGGCGCGCCACCGGGACAACTTTCCGTCGGGGGCGACGTCAGTGACATGACACCGGTCACCGGATCAAAAATCAACGGTCGGCCGTCGGTGTATGCAATCGGGGGGAACCCATAAGTGAAATGGGTTTCAACATTCATCGTCGCGTTGAAAAACGTGTAATTCCATTCGGGGGTTTGTACGGACGCGTAAAGGACACGCGGCGGGATCGTAATCGTTCGCCGACGTCGATCGACAAAGAGATCCGCGTCCTCGATACCAGTATAAATAATATCTTGAACCGTTTGTTCGTACGTCACACCGGTCGGCGCCGGTGGAAGCTCTTCAGGTCCCGGAAGGGCGGGCTCGATGCCGCCGATCGCGGTGAATTCACTTCCGTCAAGGAAACGCGGACGCACAAACCGATACCATATCGCCGAGGGCAAATACCGCAACATGACGAGATTCACCGCGACGATAAACCGCCGAGGAAGAACCAACTCATGCGAATATGTGCCGTTGAAAAACCATGTCTCGCGGGTGTAATCGAAATTTGTCCGACAGAACCGCGCGATGCGATTTGACGCTTCAGGGATAAGCGTCTCCTCGATCATTTCATAAAACGTTGTGAGGCGGCCGTCTTCGTCTTTGAATACGTCCAGCGGCAAGCCGAGAAGCAATCGTTTGACCGTCTTCAAATTCGTATGCGGTAATGGTTTATTAAACGACCCGAGCGTCGGGATAATCGGAGTCGCCGGAGAAACGGACGGAAGACTCATTGCGGCCCCAATACAGAAAGGGCGCGCGGCGAAGTGATTCGCCGCGCGCGTGTTGCAATTAGGCGATCGTCGGAGTTAACGACAGATTGAATCCGGTGATAAGGCCCTGAAATTGCAGGATGCCGATCATCAGCTGAGTCGTTTCATACACGATGCCGCGTTCTGCGGTCGCGATGGTCGCAAGATCCTGATAATGAATCGGATCGACGTCGACCATTTGAATGACGTTTCCGCCGTTCTTGTCATCGGGCGTTTCATCGTCGATGAAGATGATGCGCTCAAGACCGGTCACAGGATCGGGGATCATATACTGATCGTCAATGAGGTCGACCGATCCGGTTCCGAAGTCCCACGATTCGGTCGAGAAGCCGCCCGCGTAGTTCGTACCGCCGCCGGTGCCTACTTGGCGAATTGCGTAGTACAAACCGAGAAGCTCAGTCAACGCTGCTTTCATCGAGTAAGACATGATCAGCGCGCGCGTACGTCCGCCCGCCTTCTTGATGCGGAAAAGCTCTTGCGTGATCAAAGAGTATCGCAGGGGCGAACCACCGGCGGCACTCACGTCGAGGATATTATATCCGCCGTTTAAGATCTGAGTGAGCAGACCGTCGAACTCAAGACCGCTTGTCGTGTCGCTATTTCCGTTGATGATTAAGTATTCTTCAATCAACCCGGTGTTGAGCATCTTCACGCGTTTCTGCTGCGCCTTGATTTCGATATACGAAGCATCTTGCGCAATGTCTTGGAACGGGATTGTCATTACGTCGCCGACGTTTGCGTACGGCCGGGCGATGTAATTGTATTGCGCATCGACAGAGTTCGGAAGGCCGCCCTTTGCGAACACGCCGTTCGTTGCGTCGGTTCCTAAGAATCGAACTTGGCCGGTCGAATCGAGATTCGATTGCAGCTGATAGAATGCGTGCGCTTTGCCTTCGCCTTTGATACGCTTCATTCGATTACGAAGCGGCGTATCAAGGTTTGCAGCGAGTTTGAGTTCGTTCTCTAAATCCTGGCGAACGACTTCGAGGCCGAGAACGGGGGTTGCACTTTTACGGATAAGAGCATCGACGCCTTGCAGGCTCTGAAGCACATAATCCGCAGTTAATTGCGATGTTGACACGGTTTATCTCCCACGGGCGGGCAACAAAAAAAGCCGCAGGATCTAAACGATCGCTTGCGACTACAAAGGGACGGGAAACGCGCGCGCGTTCTTACACGGCGCGCGCGTCAGCGGACTTAGGCTTTCGGGTCGAAACCTGCGCGGATCGCCGTCTCAAGAGATAGAATCTCGTTAAGCGTTGCGTCGCGTTCGGCGCGATCTTTTTGGGTAAGACCTTTAGAACCGGACTTGACCATCTCGGCGGCCTTGGATTTGAGTTCGGCGAGGCGCGCTTCTTGCGAATTCGCGACGGCGACGCCGCCCTTCTCGACCACGGTACCAGCTTGACCGGCGCCGACGCGCGGGGTCACGGCTGTCGTTGATCCGCCGGAGGAAAGGGTCTTCGTCAAGGCAACAACTTGATCGCTCAACGCCGCGACTTGCGCTTCAAGTTTGCTTTGCGTTGCCGATTTTGCGGCCTCGATGCGACGCGCTTTTTCGCGGCGTAAACGACGCGACTTCATGCCCGACGGGTCATCCTTTGGCTCGTCACCCATAGCCATATCGTCATCGCCGTCTTCCTTGGTCGATTCGAGATAATGGCCTTCGTTGTCGTCAATGCCGCCCATCTTGCAAAATGCTTTATGCATCTTTGCGGCGTTCTCGGCATGTTGCTCAAAGTCGATTTGTTCGGGTTCGTTCTCGCTGCTTGTGTCATCGGATTCATCGGTATAACCGTCGGCGTCGAGATCATCTTTGCGAATAATGCCCGAGACGGGAGCCGTCGACTTCAAGACGATGCTTCCGTCTTTTGCTTTGCTTAGGTCGCTTGTGCGAAGAAGAATAACCTCATCGTTCGCGCCGAGTGATTTGGCGAAGCTGACGATCGTTTGTACCTTGGCGCGCTTTGCGTTTGGCATGGGTTGACTCGCTTTCTTCATGTTGAGCACGTCGCTCGCAGTTAGCGCGCCGAGACTGTGCGCAAGCACGTCGGTCGCGACGAGATGTGTACCGCGCTTCTGCACGGCGGTAATCACGCAACCTGAATTCGCCGGAACGTCGACGAGCGAAAGCTCGTACAGTTCGTACTTTGTCACGTTGCGAATATTTCTCTGATATTCAGGATCATAGTCGAGCGCAAATTCCTGAAGAACGCCGCCGATTGAATAACCGGTAAGCGTACCATCGAGAACCTTTTGCCACGTATCCTCGGCACCGAGCGAAATACGCGCGCCGACGGTGATGGTCTTCGCTTTTGGATCGGCGATAATCTCAATCGCTCGACCTACGGCTTTACTATCATCGTGTTGCTCGCGAATGTTTCCGGCCCACGCAGAAAACGCGGCGACTGACGCATCGTACATGAGGCGGTCGTCTTGTGTATCAACCGATTCTTCTTGCGCAATGCCCCAGACGATACGACGTTCTTTGTCGATCTTTTCCTTAGCAAAGGGAATGAAAAATCGGCGATGCTGTAATTGCATCGCGGGAACCCTTTCACTCGGTAAAGGATGTTTTAAGTCGGCGAGGGGATGTGCAGGGCTTTCATAACTTCAGCCGTGACATACGAAGCAAGTTGCTTCATGTCGCCGATGCTCATTTGAACTTTTTCGTCCGTCACGACGACGCTAATCTGTTTGCCATGAACGCGAGCATCAGCGACGGCGCGTGTGACCGCACGCGTCGTCTCCTGAATTTCACGTAAATCATCGCTTAAGACTTTTACATGCACGACAACCGAATCTTTAGATCCCATCTTATCGCGTGCCATTGGCAGCGTCGCCCGATCTTGTCGCCCGATCTCAAATTCCATATGAATTTAGATGATGAACGAACGAGGTCCGGGGATTGCAACCGGCGTCGAACCGGACTTGTCGACCGCAAACCCGGTATGCGCGGGCAACGTGTAGGCGCGAGCGACTTGGTTCCCGTCGATGACGGTTGCGCCCGGAGCGACGCGCGTTGCGACTAGGTATCGCATGAGCGTCGACGGGGCGGTCGTGGTCGCTTCGCAATAGATTTCAAACAAGACATTCGGGATCACGCTTGCACTCGCAACCGGCGCGACTAAGGTCACGTAATTCGATTGATCGAGTTCGGTTTGCGTATCGGTGACCACGTGGCCGGTCGGCGGGTTTGCGGCCGATCCCCCGACGTAATTCTTGACCATGTCGTTTTCACTAATGTAATTCGTTTGCGTCAGACGGCCGCCCGGCGGATTCTGCGGATATTGATTCAAATAGACGCCACGGGGATTTGCCGCACTGCCGGTCGGCAGAGGATAGAGCGGAATCGCGAAATACGTGCGCGTGACGCCGCCAGCCGTTCCGGTATAGGTTGCGCCGCCGACGGTGACCTTCTCGACGTTCGGGTCCATTGCGGCCCCGATAATCGGCAAGAGTTGGCGAAGTTCGTTGTCACTGATCACGCCCTGCTGAATAAGGTCGTCGACCTGCGCGATCGTCTTGAGCAGAAGCGGGGTCGTGCTGACCGGATAGTGATCCGTGAGTTCTTGCGAGGTAAAAGCTGATTGATACATTGCAAAGTCCCCTTCGTGAGAGCGGTTATACGGTTTCGCCGCCCTCGGCGGACGGGGTCGGATCGTCGACGGCAGATGCCGGGTTAAATGGCGGATCGGAAAGGGCGTCCTTCGCAGCGGCGGGGTCCATAAATGCGCGGACGCGCGCCTCGGGCTCACCCGTCATCACGGTCGCACGACCCTCGTCATCTTTGATTTCATAGGGCACTTTCCAGTACCGATCGCACGCGTCGCATCCGACGATCGTATGATCAGGGAACGTGCCGACGACGTGCGGCGAATGGTATGCGCCATTCGGCGAATAATCGTCGTAATACGGGCCGGATTGACTGCTCGGGCAAGGCGTTGCCTTGATCGTCGGGCCACCGGCGAGGGAGATCGCTCGTTCATACGACCCGTTCGGCATGTCATGACCGCCGGTTCCGCTATCAATCGAAACTTCGTCTTCTGATTTCAAAACGAGTTCGCCGACCGTGCGTGCCTTGATCATAATGTCCGCCGCCGTCGGGTTCGGCTGTAAAACTTCTAAAAGTGTTGGCATTGTATTCCTCACGGTTGCGAGTAGGGGAGCCATACGCAACGGCATCGCGGATGTAGCGGTATGCATGTCACCCAGTCAGCTTTTTTGCGCCCATAATTTGAAACGCCGACAGTATCTTTCACATCGACGACCACATCGTTGACCAGGCGCAAACAATCTTCGCAGGTGCGCGAGTCGTGCGCACTTGATCCGATTGCGTACTCATAACCTTGATCGGTAAGTTCGTTAAGTCGGCCTTGACTCTCGGCGCGCGCGGTTTCGGTGATTGCGATGAGATCCCAGTCGATTTCGTATCCGCTGATCGTGTCATGAAGCGCACGCGTAACCTCGCGCGGGTTGTCCCCGCGTTGCATCCCCTGAATGAGCGCGTTGCGAAGATCCGACTTCATGTTATCGAATGCCGATTGAATCTCGTTGAACGCATATGAATTTAAGAATTCGATCGCTTGCGTGTCGGTCGGCAAAACTGGCCGCGCGAGGCCATTGTCGATTGCATCGGTCGCAAGCATCTGACCGACCATATACGCACGCATCGGATGCGTTGCGAGTTCATAAAATGCGTTGTCTTTCCACTGATCAATCGGTTCGTCGATGTCCCAGGGGTTAATCCCGGCCCATCCGCCCTTGCTTTCATGCAAACGATTGACAAGTTCCCGGATGGCGGCATACGCCTCTTTTTGACCGGCGGTGAGAGCGTTATAAAAAGCGGCCTCTTGTCGTCCGATCTCCGGGATGTCATGATTTCCAGCCGTACTCGAACCGTCGTCATCCCCCGCCGCCTTGCGCAGGTTTGGGGCGTATCGCGGAAGATTCCAGTGATCTTGCAACGCTTTGATGACTTCGCGAACCGGCTTGCGACTCTTAATCGCAATCATGCCGAGGTCGAATTCGAGTGTATGCATAGCGCCTCGAAAGAGAGAGAAAGGTCGCGATCACCGGAGAAGCGACGGCGATCGCGACCACGCGTCAGGGGACGCAGGAGGCACCGCCGCTGCGCGTTCTCCGAGCCGCCGCGCCTCGCCGAAACTCGAGGGGCAGCACGTTGTTTATACGCCGAGCTTATCCGGGCGCGTATTCTGCTGCACGACACTAATCGCGGCAAGCGAGATCGTATCGCCAAGCGCCGAACGATACAGAGTGCGCGGCGTGTATCCGCCGAGTGAAGCGTACGTCGGCGATCCGGGCAAGACCGCAAGGACTTGGTCGATCGCATTGTCTTCCGAAACGTTCGGGGCCTCGACTTCAATATACGTTTCGATCTTGCTCAACTCGGTATTCCATTCAAGGGCGACCTTGACGAAATACGTGTTCGGAATTGCGGTTCCGTTGAGTGTGACGGCCCCGTTTGCCGCAACGTTCCAAGTATTAGCCATGTTTTCACCCTTTGACGATCTGCGCGAGCTTATGAGCTAACGCGGTAAGGTTTTTTTCCGCCTGTTCCGGTGACGGCGTCGGCGGTCTTTGCTCGTTTTGCTGCGCGTTTGCGCCTGGACGTTCATCACGCTCGCGGCCATCGGGCAAGCGGACCTCAGTGTCCATTTGCGTCGGCGCGGGAAGATTCGGCAGGTCATCGACTTTCATCGTCACCTGCTGATTGACGACATGCGTATCACCGCCGGGGACCGGCGGCAATCCATGCGACTTGCGAATCTCGTTTGTCGACAGGGCGCCCATGCCCCAAAGTTTGAGATCACGATCAGAGAGATCGGCGTTCTCATCCTTCTCGCCGGTAATAAATTCGAATCGTACGTCTTGAAAGGGAAAGACCGGCATCGGAATACCGGTCGGATCATTGACGTCTTCGGGATTATTACGGCGCCACATCGTACCTTTGACGATATGGACATTGAGTTCGTTCTCGATTGCTTTGGCGATCGAATCAATGCCGCGAGATTGCGTCAGTTCGGCTTGATTATCCGCATTTGCAAGATGCATATCTTGCGTATGTCCGATGTCATTCGGAGAAAGCCCAAAGACGGCAGCTTTTCGCTTCGTCCACATGTCGAACATGTTGACGATGTCATTATCTTTCATCGGCTGCTGCGGCATGGGCATAAATCCCTTGACGCCATCCATGTTCGACACGAACATAATGCGCCGCAAACCTTTGCGCGCTTGATTGTTCACGTGCGTTTCGACTGCGTCTCGTTCACCTTGATCAACGTTCGGGCCGAGGTCAAAGATACCGGCGGGCATGTTATTATTTGCGAAGAATTCGAGAAGATACTGATCACCGGAAATTGATCCGAGCATTTGTTGTACGAGCGCCTCAAGCGGCGGTTTCCCGTATCCGTTCTGCTGCGGGTTCGCGGTAATATAGCACATTTCAAACGCATTGAAATACGCGAAGATCCGATCATTGACCGACCAATCAAACGCCGTAAAGGGCGGAATCGGTTGGAGAAGATCGCGCCGACGATAGACGCGCACGTCTTCGCCGGGCAGAAGATAGATCTCACCGATGCGATCTTCGTTCATCATCGGATTCTTCACGATTGCAGCGGCATCGAAGAGCGACAACTGATCAACAACCCGCGAAATGAAACTTCTCCAGGTGTCATTTGCGTTCGGTTTATCGAAGAGGGACTTCACCTCGGCGACGTGACTTTCCGCGATCACGCTATGCGCGGCGAGAATGTTTTCGAAAAATTGATGCAATCGCGTCGAGGTTTCGAACTCGGCACCTGTTTCAGCTTCAGAAACGAGAAGATCGCGCAACTCACCGGTTGCACCAGCATAAAACTCATGCGTCATCGCCTGCGGATGAAACGTCATGTGCATGCCCGGCATGGCAAGGTTCAGCGCAACGGTCGATTTCCATCGCTTGATGTCGGCTTCGATTGCGTCAATATCGGGGACTATGTGCCATTTGAGATTTCCGATACCGTTGCGCAACACGCGGCGAAGGGCGACGATCACATCATCACGCTCGGCAAGCGATTGCAGGTTATTGCGCGCAATGATGTTGCGCGGCTCGATCCGACCGCCGTCCATAAACTGACGATCTTGTTTGATTGAAACCGGAGAGATCGCACCTTTACGCGGAATGTTAATGTCGGGACCGGCGAGGATGCGCGCGACGCTTTTTTGTATTGAGGAAATCAATGACGGCATCGCGGCGCTCCTTCGTGCTAGGGAATTTGAACGGTGTAGGCGTTTGTGACGAACCCGAGTCCGCTTGCGGGCATCCACCCATAACCGCGATCACCCCATGCAGTGCCCCACGAATTGCGAATGTGATAATACGTGACGTTCGACTGTCGGCGATACCCGGTGATGACGACACAATGACCGCCCGCAATGTCGGAGACATTCGGATCAAGAATGCCGCTCGCATCGGTTGGAAATTCCCACGCACTCGGCCAATTCACGCCGATGATAATCGGGCCGTGACCATATAACGCGTGACAAAAGCTTTCTTCGTTGATACCGACGCGAAGAATACTTGTGACCGTATCGGTTTTCACGAAGAGATCATCGGGCACCGGAGTCAACACATTGTCGGGGGTGACGTCGACATCGGTCCACGCGGATTCTTCGACGTATCCGTATTGCATGAGCAAATTGAGGCCGTGTTCGATAACCGCACCGTCATCGGCAAGATCATTCGATTCGAACAGATGCTTCGTTGCGGAATATAACGCGCGCCAAGATACACCCGGATCGACCTTCGATCGCTTCCGAATGATCGCGTCGAGAATGCCTTTGCTCGCGTGGAAAATACAACTGGAAAAATCGCCTTGATCGTCAACGGGCGAAAAGAGATATTGATATTCAACCGTCGTCGGGAGTAATCCGACGGCCGGACGATCCGGGACGAAAAGGCCAAAACGCTCGGTATGAAAGTCCCGAGACTTGACGCCGTACGATCTCATGAAAACCTCGGATGCCTAGAGGTAAAGTGCATAAAAAACGCGCAATGTGCTGCGGCGCCTACTTATCAAACGAGGGCTCGTTTCGTGCGTGTATTCGCCTTGTTCGCAGGTTCAGTCGGAATCGGGGGTCTTGGATTCGCGAGCTATGAGATCGCGCGGTCTTCGCCTAAGCCGGATCAAATTGCCGAGCGGCGCTACCCGCCGCAGGTTGTCCGGCAAGCAAGGGAGCTTCAGGCCGAATATGCAAAATCCGGTCGCCCGGAGAGTCTGCAATACTGTATCGAGGACGTCGAACTTCAGGCGATGCACGAGAGCGATGCGCCTCGTGTAATCGGAAAAAAAACGCGCGCATCGCTCATGGTCTAAAGAATTTCGCCGATGTAAAACTTAACATCCCCGAAGACCTAAAGGAGCGGCATGGGTACCGATACGAGCGAGCCGAAATATATCACCGTCGCGGGTCCGACCGAGATCGACTTGTCGACCTCCGTCATTCACTCGCACGAGAAATCAAGCGCCGAGTTTAGCTTTCGCGACCAGGGCGGCGACCGCCATCGTATCGAGATCGACCTCGTGGAGATCCCAAACGCGGACGGCGTTGTCGGTATTACAATCAAGGCGCGCGGCATGCAACGGGACGCCGTACTTATTCGCCTAGAAGACGAGCAAGGGGTCCGCGTATTTCGCGGCATGCCGGAGAAATTGGAGAAAAACGGATAATGGCCGGAAGTTTCAACCGCGTCATCTTGGTCGGTAACCTCACGCGTGATCCCGAAATTCGGTACGTGCAGTCAGGCGCCGGGGTCGTAAAGTTTACCCTTGCCGTCAATCGCCGCACGAAAAACGGCGACGAAACGACATACATTGACATTACGGCTTGGGAAAAACTCGCCGAGACGTGCAACACGTATCTGAAAAAAGGATCGAGCGTTCTCGTCGAGGGGCGCCTGGTCATCCGTAACTACGAAGATAAAGACGGAAACAAACGCAAGGCAACCGAGATCGTCATCGACACGATGCAAATGCTCGACCGCAAAGAAAGCGGGTCAGCGGGAGGATCGAGTTACGATCAGGGACATCGTGAGCATGCAACCGCGAGCGAGTATGCGTCGCAATACCAACCGAGCGACGATGAGATTGACGGGGAGATCCCGTTTTGACGGCCGCCATGCGGGGAATACCCGTTCGGGAATTCTCACGGATACAATCGTACACGGGCGCGCCTCGCGTTTCAATAGCTTCCCTTTCGCGCATTTTTTATGCACGGTAGGAATTTCGCGAAGCCGGTTCTCTTATTTCAAGACCGATTTCGGAAATGTTGGAGCATGCGCAACCTCGATCCGACCGTCGACGGCGACGAGGAGGCCGCTCGCCTGCGCGAACTCGGGCAAAGAGCATATTTCTTTCCGGCCGATGTCTCGCAGGCGTTTTGCTCACTTTTCCCACAGGTCAAGCTCCTCGAACGGACGAGCGCCCTCTCGTCCGGCCATCTCTTCGAAGAATGGCGCAACCGGCTTCGTAATGGCGCGATGACGGGGGTGATGTACCTGATCACGATTGCGATCGCGGGCCTCGGAACGGCTTTTGCACACGCAAGCGACATTGTGAAATCTCAAGGCGGATTAGCCCTTGCATTTTTCTTCATGGCGACCTTGGTCATGTATGCGCTCGAGTTAGCCAGCGCCTCGATCTTGCAAAGGCAGATAGATGAATACGTTGAGGCGATCAATGAGAAACAGAAACGGGGTGATTTGCCGCTATGACTGAAGCATTCGTCAAAGGCGCCGTGCGATGCATGAGGTGCGGCGGACCTTACGTCTCTGTTTTGGAAAATGATCATAATTGCGAAGAGTACTTTGATTCGATTCGGAAGCCGCCGATCAAAGATGCGCAAAAGTCAAATAGAGTTTCTCCGTTAACTACCAAACGATGCGATGAGTGCGGCGCCGGGTACGATTCACATGAAGCGCACCGATGCAATCCCGAGGGTGAGAAAATCCATCATCCGAAGCATTACAATACGCATCCGAGCGGCGTTGAATGCATCGACATTACAGAACATATGGGATTCAATATCGGAAATGCGATCAAATATATCTGGCGCGCTGACGAAAAAGGCAAGGACATCGAAGACTTGCAAAAGGCTCGATGGTATATCGAGCGAGAAATTTCAAAGAGAATGCGCGAATCGAATGGGTAGAACCCTCGTTCATCTGACGCACTCCGACGGCCGGTCATATCTATTAGAATGGTCGTCAATCTGCGACGCTCCCGTTTCATGCAAGAGATGGACGCCCCCGCCGTATTCAACTGATCCTCGAATCGCGAGGGTAATTGAGAAAGGCACAAGTGCAGTCGATTGCGATGATGCGTCATACGTGAAATTCAATCGCGCAGGGCCAAACGAAACGTGTTTAACTATCGACGAGATTCTTGAACAATGCGAAAGGAATCTTTCGAATGATTGAACCCCTTAAAGATGAGAACGCCCGACTCCGAAACGAGTTAAATCTCTTGCGTCATGAGCGAGATCTTCTCAAGATCGCTGCGAAACAATCAATCCCGAATCATTATGATTGCCAAGGATTACGTCGACCGATCGTCATCTTTGATCTCGACGGCACGCTCGCGGATGTCACGCATCGTAGACATCTCCTTGATGAAGAAGGCGTCGATGACGACACGCGATGGAGCAATTTCTACCTCGCATACACGCGCGATACCCCGAATATCAAACTCATTGAAATCTTCCATATCCTCAAACGTCAAGGCGTCGAGGTTTGGATATGGTCGGGGCGAAGTGATGAGGTCAAGTCGCAAACGCTTGCCTGGTTAGCAATGCACGACATTCATTTCGATCTGTTTATGATGCGCGATCACAAAGATTTTCGCCCGGACGTAGAGATCAAACGCGAATGGTTGAACAATATGCTCACCGAGGATCGCGATCGCATCCTCTGTTTTTTTGACGATCGGGATTCCGTTGTCGATCTTTGGAGATCGCAAGGGTTTCTCTGTTGCCAAGTCGCCCCCGGAGACTTCTAGAAACAGGACCGACGGGCGCAAGGATCTTGATCCCATCGACGAAAGGCCGGTTGCATATGTCCGCCGATCTCCACATTCACGTCGTAACCGAAGATCTAACCGAAGACGACTTTCTTCTCTTTCTCGGGAATTCACTCGGATCGCATTACTTCTGCGGGCTCGGCACGCCGAATGATTCACCTCAAGAGATGTTAAATCGAACCAACCGGTTGCATATTCTCTCGACAGGTGCCCGAGACGATCTTGATACATTCAAGAAGTTTGCGGAAACGCCGAGCGTATGGGTCGGGGAAGTCTCTTGGTTAAAATCAGCCCTTTTCGAAAACGAAGAGGACCAAGAAAGCGCCTTCATCCCGGCGCCCGTACAGCGAATTCACGACCTCATTCCCGACTATCCTCATCCCGAACTCACGCCGGAATTGCGAAATCAAATTCTCGCCGCCTTTAATCAACCACACGGATCGAGCATGTATAGCGTCGCCCAGGTGACAAACGTTGCGGCGTTTCTCGATGCGCATCTCGGCAAGAAGATCTTCACCGTCTCGTGGTAGCGTGGGGAGAGAAAGAACCCGGTGAGCGCGAGACGCTCGACGACGGGTCCATCCTGCAAACGCCTGGAATCGTGCCGCAATCGGTCGCCTCGCGCGAGTTCGCCGACGGTACGGTACTCTATATCGAATCAATGTCCTACGACGTTGCGCGCCTTTGCGTGGTACGCCCCGGGACCACATGGGGCGTTTACGATGATATGTTCGACTATGCGAACGTCTTTAAGGCCCTCGTCGCCCTGAATACGTGGAATTACCCTGAACAACGCGAGCCCGACGGATGGCATCGAAACCCGACGACGCATCGACGCCGACCAAACGGCGACGCGCGAAAGGAATATCTTCACCCATGACCTCGCCCCTCGACGGCATTCAACCCGGCCAGAGTGCCAAAAAACTCTATGCGATCATCGCGGTCGATCCCAAACTCGGAGAAGGTATCCCCGCTTTTGATCTTGGCCTCGGCGGCCCGTCCCCGGTCATCGTCACGAGTCGATCACTCGGCGAAAAGATCTTTGAACAGTTGCGGCCGTCTTTGGGGCAAGCCCCGGCGTCCGATTCGAGTTGCGTGAGTTCGCGTCGTCGGCCGTCCTTTTGTCTGAAGATTGACGGTCGATGAATTGCATCCATTCTCTCCGAGGCGTACAATAGGAGCAGGCAATCGACGGATCGGGGGAGTTATGCCAGGAAAACAAGCAATCCATCAGAGGGTGTACCGCGCAAAAGCCGAGGAAAAAGGCCATTGCCGTGACTGTTGCCAGGTTCCGGCGACCACGCCGAGCGGGTATTGCGCCGAGTGTTCCAAGAAGGGCGCCGCGCGCAGAAAACGATCACGCGAGAAGAAGCGCGCCGAGCGGCAACTGTCAAGGAATCCTTAACGGTTCTCGATCGACGCTTTTCGGTCAAGGATCGGGATCTCTTGGCGGAAATTCCGCGCCGCAATCACCTGAACCGCGCGCGCGATCACGACCGGCCGCCAATCGAGTTGGACGGCGAGCGAACTGATCAGATACTGCAATCGACGTCGAATATATTCCATGTGTTCCGCGCATCGCGGATCGGATAGGCGATCAATAACGCTCGACTGACCCGATTCCGCAAGCGGCTCACGTTCGACGGGAAGATCTTGCGGATCGGCATCATTCTCATGAGGCACTCGAGCGGGCTGCGCAGCTGATCGCCATACGTGATATTTCGTCGCGGGTTGATTCCGGCGAAGATCATACAGAACCGAACCTGGCTCGGTCGGCGGATCTTCAATCGTAGGCGCGTCAGGTTTAGGATCTGATACGGCGACCGATACGTCGACGTGTTCAATCGGGGCGTGCATGGCGTATTTGATCGTCACGCCGCGCGATTTGAGCAGTGATATGCGCGCGGATACCGCACCGGGCGTCCGGTGTGGTACCGCTTCCCGCGCCCCACGCGAACCGCCGGTATTATATCCGATCGAGATCGCGATGTCTTCCTCGATCGTCCAGAGGTCTTCTTTCGGCACGGGCGGGACTTTCTCGTACAAATGTAGCGCAGTCAGGCGGCACTGTATCGACCACGCCGACCGGCCGGGAAGGGCCGATTTTGCGGCCTGAATGCCCCCGTGCGTATATGATTCGATCAGAATAGATTGCTCATCCGCCGACCATCGTGAAGTCGGCTTCGGATCGCCGTGCTTGAGCTTTTGCAATCGGGAAATGCACGCCCCAAACGTCCGATTTTCAAAAAGCGTCGCAAGATCTTTGCGCGGTAACGACTTTGCGGCCAGGAGAAGAAGGGTATCTTCATCCTTCGTCCACGCGAGCCGCAAGGTCGTTTCATAGAGGTCCGCCATGTCGTCCGGCCTTACGGCGCGAACGGGTTCGGCAGTGCAAGGATACGGGCAAAACTTCCCGACAGGGAAGCGACGTGCGCGCAATGGGCAAGATCCCCACCGCTTGCGATCTCCGAGAGAACGCCGTTCTCGCCGAAATTGTATGCACCGGCCGCGAGATAATAGCGGTTTCTGAATTTCGGGTTGATGTTCGATGAAAGTTGCGGGATCGTCTTATCCGCCCAAGCTAATAAGCCCGCGAGCTTCTGCACGAAGATCGGAAGCGCCGTGACCGGGTCGAGAGAAACGGTGCGGGCCTCTTCAGCCGTTGTCACGATCCACTGAACGCCGTTCGGGTTCGTGACGTGCGCGCCGATGACGTAACGGTCTTTGAGTTGGCAAAGACCAAGATCGTATCCATCGAGCGTTTTCTCTTTGTTCGACCCTTGGAAGTTGCCGTTTTCCGCAAGGGGATCAAAAACCGATTCGATGGCGATTTGACCAATCGCGAAAACGAGGTCGATCTCATTCTTTGTCGTCGCGATGATCGCTTGCGCGATCTTTGTTGCGGTCGCGAAGTCGATCTTATGAATGACCGATCCGTTATCGAGCGGCGTGCCGCGTAGCGGGTTCGGAACCAATCCGTCCGGCCCGAATGGCAATGCCGAGTTATGCGCGAGAATCGCGTACGCGAGCGTCGTTTGTTGATCGGATTGCACGATACGTGAGGGGTCGGGAATGATCAGCGGAATCGTCCCATGCACGAGCGGGAATGCGGGCGTATTCTTAAACGGCCCGACGACGAGGGGATCGGGTGGCGTCACATTCATGACGTGCTTCACAGGCGAAGGGGTGACGGCGTTCTTCGGCGTGTGAAGCACACTGCCGACTTTGCCGATTTCCTCGGCGATAAACGTGAGGAGATCAGCGAGGATCGGGCGGAGATTCATGCGAGAGCGTCCTTCCGAGACGGTGTGTTCTTTTTGAGCTATCGGACGATAAAAAGAAAAAACGCACCTGAAAGGGGTACCCGTGGCCTTTGATATTGCCAATGCCGAACCCGAAACAATCACGCATGGCGATTATCGCCGATTTGCGCTCGGGACAACGCTCACCGCGCTCTACTATATGCCATCACTGCATAATGAGGCGCTGAACAACCTCTCGGAAAAACGAGCGGGGATTATTACCGCAAACGAAGCGAAGAAATTCAACATGATCGAGACGCGCATCATGATTGCGTTCCACAAATTGCGCTTCGGATGCAACCCGATCGACTGCATGCAATGCAAAGACGAAGAGGCCGCGCAGCACGATCTAAATTGCGATTATAATGGTAATCCCGCTGATTTCGGTGAGGGCGGATTCCTTGCGCGATGCGACGATAAAGGCATGGAGTTAAACGAATGAGCGATGCGGAGAACCAGTTCGAGGGGATGTTGCATCCGTACACATTTCAAAACAATTTCAGAACCTTACCCCTTACCCGCGAAGACCTTGAAAAATCCATCGAATACCTAACGACGCCCCAAGAGACTCGACCGCCCATACATTTTGTGAGCCCGAAAACCTACTCCCATTATCTAGAAGTCGACAAACGCGGAAGCCTGTGCGACATCGACACGTGCATGATGTGTTTCCTTCGGCCAGCTGATACGATACCGAATCGCGTACTTGAAGAATTTGCGGAAAGGAGTGAACGCAAGAGAAAGGAAAAACCTTCCGCGTCGACATGATCGACATCATCGCCGTACGGGCCGCCAGCGATCGGAGAATCCTGCGTATGTCACAACGCTCGACCCCTATCCTTGCAATCTCGTCACCGAAGATACCCGATTCGCGCATGTGCAGCGCGCCGCGATCTCACCGAAGCGCGCGGCATATCCGGCCGCGAACCGCCATTCGCACGCATTGCAAGCGTGCGGCCTTGCGCGGAAATTGCGAAGGAAAGACCGCCCGGCGGTATCCGCCCTAAATGCTGACGGAGAAAGACGCCGGGCCGCGATACCCAAGCGATCAGTGTTGCAAATTCGTGAAGCGTGACGGTCAGTTCGACATCTATCGGTGCAAGAAGTCGATCGTCACCGGCTACGTGTGGCGATACGGCCCCGGCGAGCAATATACGACCGTCCGCGAACAGGTCGAAGCGATGCAGCGAAACGGGTTAGGTTGACACCGGGGAATCCGGGGAAACCTCGACCACCTCTTCGGGTTGATTAAACGCGATCGCCTTATTTGCCCACATCGCCGCCTGCTCAAGATTCGTAATCGCAAGACTACGTTCTCGCGACTCGGGAACATGCTCTAAAAGAGCTTTATGCAATCCGACACACCTCACGCGTATAGATTGCATTTTCTTTTTGCTTTCACTCGTCGGCTTGTGGAAATCAAACGGATTCTTCATGTTTTCATTCTTAGCCGCGCACGGGCGCGATCTTTCAAGCCCCCGGCGATACGTGGATGCGGCCGGGTGGTATCGGGTGCCCGTGGATCAACCCCGTGCCCATGATCGGCAACGGCGGAATCACGACGGGAGAAGCCGCATGAAACGCAATGATCAAGGGACGCTCGGTGAGTCGGCCGGACACGTTACCACTTGACGTCGGCACTGCATTTGACCATTGATAGGATGCCGATTGAAGATAGACGATCGCCGGTCCCGTTGTGTTTGCGGTAACCGTGACCGGCGCGGGCGTGGCCGGAGTTGACGCGAGGGTTTGCGGATCTTGCAGTTGTGCGGGTTGCCAGAGAACGAGATCTTGCTCGCCATTACTCTTGCAGAGAAGAAGAGCATCATAGGGCACCGTCGTCGTGATACTCACGTCGAGAGAACACATACCGGAGGCGGGTTGCGAGTCGGCAAGAATCCTGAAAAGTCCCTGCAATCCGTACGCCGACGGCTTCAAGCTACCGTCAAGACGCGCGACCCCGAAGCTCTCGCTATCATCGAGGAGATCATACAGATATTGCTTCAAAATGCCGTGCATGTACGCCCAAAGGGTGAACCGTTCGTCGTACGATGCTTGCGTCGATTCGGACACCGTCCCGGTCGTGTAACTTTCTTCCGTTGATATGACCGGCAGGCCGACGGCGCTGCGTTGCGCGGCCGCAATATTATATGCGAGACTCCCGTACACTTGTCCGTAAAAAACACCGCCCCACCCGAGCGATTCAGGAATAAACGATCCGCGATACGGATGCATGTTGCCCGATTGCACTTCACCGGCGAGATTGCCGAGAAGGGCCGGATCGTTGCTTGCGACCGACGGTGCGATGATGGTCATCGCCGGATTCTCTCCGTGTATCGGCGCCATCGCGGCGGTCGTCGCCTGATCGTGCGCAATCCACGCGGAATCGTTGCAGCAGATGTCCTGCTCGTTCGGCCCTTCAAGCGAGATCACGCCCGGCGCATAACTCAAAAGCGTTTGAATCTGCGCCGTCGTCGTGATATTCGGCCCGACAATATTATCGGATGTGATGCCATCGGCGGCGAGTTTTGTCATGAACGAAGCATATGCGTTCGATGGACCCGGAAGGATCGTGAGACTTGAACGCACCGATCGCACGCCCATGCCGATCAGAAGGCGCTCGATGAAATCATAATTTTGCCACTGACCAACCGGGTCGTCGATGTGAATATTCTCACCGATCGACTGCGAATATCCAAACGCCGATTGACCGGCGATAAGGGTTGCGAGGATCGGTGCAAATGCGAACATCACGCGTCTACCGGCGAAAGATGATGCGGATTCTGTAGAATCATGCTGCGCACATATCCAAGAACATATTCGAATCGTTCTTCCGGCGTTTTTCTCGAACAAACTTCATCGTTCATATGTGCGAGCGTCCATGCGATTGTGCGTTGCATACCGGCACGAATGCCGAGATTTGCTGTATCGTTTGAATCGGCTTCGTCTTCATCTAGTGCCTCAAATTCCGCGAGGTCGACGCCTTTGTATTTTGCAAAAGCGCCAACCGCGCAGACTTCACCCTCATGGGCGACATAATTCGCAATCAAACGAGGTTGGGGCAACGCAAGGAGCGCGCGTTCCATCTCTTGCAACACGACGAGGCCGCGCTTTCCGTTAAACGCGCGGTTCGTTGCGTTTTCCCATCCATACATGCGCAATTCACCATAGTCGTCGGTGTCATAATCACCATCATCGAACCGGCTCATCGTTTAACCCTGCGCATTTCGGCGCAACGATGCACCATTGTCGCGCAAAAACTTCTCGAGTTGCGCCTCGGTCTTACCGTGAAAAATCTGTTTGAGCGCGACTTCAAAAATCGAACTCTCGGAAAGACGCATGTGGAATGCCGCGTTGCGAACGATCGAACCGACGTCCGTCCCGACGTTTATCGAGAATTTCATCGTCGTGCGATCGGGTGTCATTGTCGAGGCCATGATGTACGAATCTCCCATATCCTAAGCAGTGAAGAACTTATTGCGGTTCTCTTCTAAAAGCTATCGGCAATTAGGAAAAAAGATTAAGGGCGTTTTCTATTTTTCGTGAAGGAGCGACTCGTGTTGCAATAACACGAGAGATCGCATGCACATCATCGCCGACCAACAAAACATGATCGCGCACCATATCATGATGCAAACGCAAATTTTTTGTACGCGATTCATTCCTTCTCGCGTATGCCGGTGCGAATGGCGCGAAGGTCTTGCAACATTCGCGCGGCGTCCATATCGTCAACGCCGACACGTTGCTGCAACCATTTCATTGTGATGTCGTCTTGTTCGGCAACGCTTGCGGCTTCAATGATTTTCAATGCGTGTTCGCGCGCTTCGTTCGGTGTTAATTGCGCGACATTATCGCCCCAAAGAATACCGACAAAACCTTTGCCCTTTTCGAGAGAATAAAGCGTTTCGATGTGGATGCTTCGAGTGTCAACTTCTTCGCGCGTAAACGGTGACTTCACTTATACACGACCTTCGCCCTCGAACATGAGTATCCCGAAAATCGGGATGCGATCACGCGTGAGTTCATCGCGTTGATCAATAAGATTTTTTCGGTATGTTTCGGAATGCGGCGGCTCCCCGGAAAAATCGTCCGCTAACTCCATTAGTGCAATCGCCTTTTGCGCTGCTTCGCAATCACCGCAGCGAATGAGATAAAAAACCGCCGCGAGGAAATGATTGTTTTCTTGTTCGGCATATTGTTCGATCTTTTGAAGAGCATCGACAATAGGAATCATTTTTGCGAGTTCGCGCTCGAATTGATCATCTATTGAATTCGGTTCCGTCATAATTAGTGCAAACCCGCAAATTCCGGGATCACTTCACGAACTGCTTCGAGTAAATTGTCGAGGTTCGGGCCTTTCGCGTCAAGATCAATCTTCAACAAACCGACCTTTGCGAGCGTCAATATCCCGAGCATATACACAGGGTTTCGATCCGACCAATCTTTGAACAACCGCCATATGTCGGGACCATAAATTCCAAAATCATCGAGCAAGAGAACGCCGCAGAGTGCCCCGCCGGGCGCATTCGGAAACGCCTTTTGCGTAATTGACACCATATTGACTATTGCGTCCACGGCGCCGGGATTTCCATCAGCGAGCGCGGCAATGTACTCTTCGCCGGTCATTCCGTCGACAAACCGAGGGAATGCGCCTTCTTTTAGTTGCGGAATAGGTGCTTGCATACGTTAGGAAAACCTCAATAAGCAGGAGCGCGAGGATCGTCCTTCGTCCTTAGTCTCTCCTAATATCACCAAACCACGATTTGCTGATACTTTCGAAATCCTAGAGAGAAGGTGAGACTTTGGTCGCACATTTGCGGACCGGCGGACTTTTTTGCGGAACGATCTCGACGAGGCAGCATTGCGTGAGCAATTCTTTTTGATCCGCAGGCATTTCGTTATCCCAAAACCCTCGACACCATACGTCACGACTTTCGCCCTTAGCGGTACGCTTACGCTGTCCTTGAATATAGAATTGATGGCAAGTTTGATGCCCATGATTCCGCCAGCGTTTACGCAATTCATCGAGGTCAAAACCCGATTGCGGATTGAAGATGCAGGTCGCGCATCTCTTGGATGCAAGGCGTACATGTGGCATTCGTCAACCCTTGAGATTATTCGCGGCGGAATCCTTGGTATGATCGGGGCAAAAGTACCGCGCATCTAATGGAGGACCGGCCGAGATCACTTGTATTCCCCATGCATGAACCGTCATGAGAATTCGCGCAAACTCATCGACAGATATTGCATGATTTGGTAGAGAGATCGACTTATCATCAGCACATCCGAGAACGGAGCAATGCACATACCAGGAAAGACTCACCGAGGCACGACTTCGCGGTTCACGCGCGGAATCTTCCCGATCGGAATCTCAGAGATCTTGATCATCTCGGATCTCAAGGCAATACTATACGCCTCGATCCGATTCCGGGCACGCAATCGACCGATCGCCTTTTGAACGTGCGTGATCACGGTTTCATACCCGATATTGAGATCGGCGGCGATCTCCATATTTGAGGCACCCGAACCGACCAGGACCAGGACTTCGCGTTCGCGTTTGGTGAGCGAGATTGACGCCTTCGGTCCGAGTTTATTCATATCGAAATGATCGGCCGCAACTCTTTACACTTTAGGGGGCACATCCGTCGGTTTCTTTACGATTTTTCCATATGTCTGTTGATCACGCTTGCGATTCATTTCGACAATAAACGGGTGCCGTTGTTCAGGTGACAAGAGCAATCGTTCGAGATACCCATCGCGTTCATACTTCGCAATCCCGAGTTCATTTCGTAAATCACTGCACGTCGTTCGCATCTTCTTTAATTCAATTCCAAGGATGCGAAATTGTTCCCGTTCATGCCGTAATTCTTGCGCATGCACATTATTGCGCGCGGTGAGTCCCGCAACTTTGTCTTCATACTCATTCAACTGATCGGCATACAATCGCGAAGCCTTGCGCCATGCGGGCTCGGTCCACCTATGATATAAACGATTGATGTGCATACCTGCGACACATGCGGCGATCATCGCACCGAAAAACTGCGTTGCACTCATGTCGCGTTTTTCATCTCCGCATTCGCAACGCGCAAGTCTGCATTCTCGCGACGCAATACTTCGATCGCGTTGATGTATTTGCGCTCGTTGTCGCGAGAGATCGTCAATCCCTCAGTCATATATTTAAGATGCAACCGGAGAGCCGCAATCGCTCCCTCGTGTTCTTTTTCGTGAACATCGGCGATCGCTTCGGCCTTACGCATAGCGCGATCCATCATGAAACCTGCGACGATCGGAGACAAGGTCCATGCGCCGACCAAAAGACTGACGAAAAGGTTCATGATCTATAAATCGGCATCAGGGATGAAATCTTCACCGTACCCTTGATCGAGTTCCTCAGTCTCCGGCAACAGTTCATATTTAACCCGTGCAAGTAGGCGAGAAAGACCAATCGGATCAAACGACAAAATCACGCCATCACGGAATGTCGTACTAAAAGAATAGGATGTCATTGGAAATTTCGTTTTCCATTGATCGTTTCCGATCGCAAGAAATATGGGCATATCGTCGGGCAACGCTCGAAGCACTTCGATAAGTTGCGCCTTCGTGAAGAATACCCGGTCGGCCACACTCGGAGGAATCGGCTCGGATGAAATATCTTCTTGCATATACCGAACAGAGATTCAATCGGCGCGCTTGCTCGGCCTTCCACGTAACGAATCCTCGGGATATGCCGATACTACAGGCATATACTGCACCCGTGGGATTCTTTGCATGTTGCGCTATTCGCCGCCGACGGCTTTCTCGGAATTTTTGCGCAATGCGCGTCGAAGCTTACCGCTAACGTCGACGGCCCTTGCCGAACGCCTTGGTGTCTCGCGGGTTAGCGTTTCCATGTGGGAACATGCGCACGCAATCCCTCACGTCCGCAACCTCAAACGCATCGCAGAACTCTTCAAGGTCGATCCGGCCTTCATTACCGATCTCTACAATCAAGCAAAAGCAAGCAAGGGCTCGGCCATCCGCGAGGACGCGCCTCGGTGATCGCCTAATCGAGGCGAATGAGAAAATCGCATTGAGCATCGCAGAGGGCTTTCCGGCCTCTGTCATTGACATCGAAACGCGATTCGGACGACTGCGAATCATCGTGCCGAACCCCCACCCGGTCGAAACGGTGAATCTCTTTTCGCACGCGCCGTATGTGTACGATTGCCTTTACGCGCACGGTAGTATCGGACTTCTCGAAGAGGCGCGCGAGTACGTCGCGCGGTTTTATAATGTATCGCCTCGCGAGGCTCTGCGGGAATGGCAAAGGCAATACGGCACACGTCGCCTTATTCGAGCTTTGCAAAATCCTTTCGCGTATGCCTAAACCGAACACCTCGATTCAGTCGACCGGCATGATTAGCGACGACAATATCGGCAAACGAGCGAAGACGATATGTCGGCACTGCGACGAGGAGATCGGAGAACGATGCGTTCCGGTTTCGGTATTTCAAGTCGGCGATGCATACGGATCGCTTTTCACCTGGAATCATGCGGCATGCTGGATGCGCCAAGTAATTGACCAGGAACGCGAGGTTCTCGGTCTTCCGCCGACGTTGCCGGTATGGACGATTCTCGATCCGTCATGGATGAAGGATTCGGTTCGGCATTATATCGCGGCGCTTTCCTTTGCCACGACCGAGGGTTCGTTTAAGACAAGGGCGCAGCTTGCATCGAACACGCTCGATATGATGCGCGCGGCGTTTTCGGAGATTCACCTTCAACGGACGACCATTCGCGCGCAAGACGAACCCGGAGTACTCGAACGGTGGATGTAATATGCAAGGAACAAAGGGGTCATTTTGCCATGAATTTCAATCGCAAACGAGCGCGCCAGGACAAGAATATCGTTGTCGATGCAACCAAGATTCCGCGCCCGATCAATGCACCGGCTTTTAGCGAACCACAGGTGAACGAGCGTGAATTCGGGCGCATGATATGGGACGCACTCTCCCTCATGCGCGAGATGCGTGCGTACGCAATTCGATTCCGCGAGAAATATCCCGAGTCGGAAGCCGGAAAACGCGGCCCATCTATTTGCGACAATGCCCGCATGGATATTCAAGACCTTCATGCGGCTTTCGAAAAAGAGTTTCCCGAATTGAACGACGGTGAAATATAGGATGCCGATTTCATCTCTTTATCACGTCGACGAATTTGAACCGCACGAGTACACGCAACTTATGGAAGAGATGGACCGGCGCGCAGCACGCGTGAATCTCGCGGACCTATCGCCGCCGGATCAACTTGAGGGAAACTTCTGCGATATTGCCGAGGTCGTCTTCGCCCTTGCTCATGCCGTGCAAGATGCAACCGATCCCCGCCTCGATATTGAGTGCAAGGCGTGCGGGTATCACGACGCGGCTCCGCGATCGTTTGCCGAAGCGATGAATGCCTCGCCGAATTGCAATGAGACATGGCTCGGGTCGATGTTTGGGCACCGGCACGCGCGTCATCATCGGGCAATTCTTGAGCGACTCTCGATCTCACCGCCGCCGATCCTTACTAAGAAATAAGGCGACGCGTCCGATCTTTGAGGTATGGAAGATCTGAAGACGCTCACCGATACCGCGCTCGGCGATCGGTTAAACTATCTGCGCTCGACACGCGACGAAATGAATGATGACATCGCGACAATCGAGCGTGAACTTATTCGCCGCATGGTCGAAAGTAATGCGAAGAAGCGCGCGAATGATGCCTATAAAATCGAACTCGACATAAAGACCGATTACGAAGCGCCAAACGACGTGTATGAAGCGTTCTATCGCGAATGCCTACACTTGAGCGTTCCGAGCGATCTCCGACAAACGGCGATTCGACAGATTCACCCCTCGCAGACGATCACATATGCGACAAAATACCCCTCGATGGCGAAAATCGCCAAAGAATACGGCGGCCGCCTGCCGGAGATCCTTGCAAACATCACAGCAAAACCCCGCGAACCGCGATTGAAATTCGGGGTAAAGACTACGAAGTAACCTGTGAACACGCCGCGACAGATGCACCCGGTCGGCGTGTTCACAGGCAGGTCGAGAGATTTCCTCTGACCTTTGATCTTTATTGTTCGATTGTTTTAGGAATGCCCTTGAATCAGTCGCCGCCGTGTATGGTGACGGCGCGACCCGCCGGATTTTGCGTTCTGTGTGAAGATGTACGCTTCGGCCGGTGGAATAACGGCCGGAACGACGGCCGGAACGATCGAGACGCTCCCCGTGTCGCCCCATTGCGTCGTCGCGCCCTTATAGCAATACGAACCCCCAAGGTTTGACGGCGCCGAGGCCGTGCCGCACCAATTATCAATCGAAACCGACCCGGCATACGCGCGAGAGAGCTTCGGCATCGGCACCGATCCCGAGGGGTTCGGGTTGACGACGGCCGCGCATGCGCCCACGCTTTTGCCGTAAAGATAACACGCGGCATACTCGCGCACATACGCGCCCCCGACGTTAAGCGATTCGATCGAGGTGATCGCATTTGATGCGACAAGAGGTTGCGTCGGAACGAAGTACACCCCGACCGGCGTATTGATGCCGCTCTTCGTGTCACCGTCCATCATCCACCCGGTTTTTCCGTCCTCATAAATCAATAATAATGACGCAAGGACATAGTTCTGAACGTCGTTGTTTTTTGGTTCGTTGTATCCGTGCGTGAAAACGAACCAGGATTTTCCGTTTCCCATCGTCACCAAACCCGCGCCGAGTTCGTTTTGCCAGAACGGCGGGCGCTCTTTGAGGCGACCGGGGTCCGCCGATTCGTTGAATCCGAATGAGAGACAGTCTTCGCACATCCCCCATTTGACTTGCGGCGACGCCGTGATCGCCGCGAGATCGGGCTCGGTGTCGCCGTTATACATGACCGGCAGCGAAAGGGCTGAAAAGAACGTCGTATAATTCGCGATCCACGTTGCATCGGTGTAATTACACCAAGCCGCCGAACCGCTCACCGGCGTTCCCCCGGGCCTGCCGGTGTATTCCCCGTCGGCCGTCGGTTTGTATAAATTATCGGCGAGGATAAACTGGCCGCCCGCTTGCTTAAATGGCAAAACGGCGTAGTTTTGAAAATCCGTCACGAGCGACCGCGCGCCGGGGTTCGTGCGGGTATTGTGCCCGTCACTTGGGTCGCCGAGGTAGATTTGCGCGCCGCCACACGTCCGCGCCCATGATGCGGACGAATAGTTCGACGCCTCATTGAAGCTATAACATGACGTCGTCGACGTCGCGGTACACGGCAGCGTCGGATCGGTGTAGGTGCCCGATGTCACGCCGACGGCTTCGGCACTCGCAATCTCAGGCGCGCAAACGCGGTCGCTGATATTGATATATTGCCCGAGAACGGCCCACTGCGCGGGCGTGTAATTCGCGGCCGTCGTGCAATCGAATTCCCCGTACAAACTCGCCCAGTGTGCCGGTGCCGCCCCTACGATCGGCGAGGTAGTCGGAACAGAGGTCGGCGTTCCAGTAGGGGCAGACATAGGGGACGGCGTCGGTGTTCCCTGCGAGATGATGATCGTGATCGGTGTCGGCGCAACCGTCGGGGCAACCGTCGGAATCGGCGTCGGTCGAACAGTCGGCACCGGCGTCGGGGCAACCGTCGGGATCGGCGTCGGGCGCACGGTAGGCGCCACGGTGGGAACCGGGGTCGGCGCGAGGGTAGTACTCTGCGTCGGCGCGATTGTCGGCACCGGCGTCGGGGCGATGGTCGGCGCAATGGTTGGCGCAATCGTCGGAATGGGCGTCGGCGCAATGGTCGGCGCAACCGTCGGAATCGGAGTCGGCGCGATTGTCGGAACGGGCGTCGGCGGTTGCGTCGGCGGTTGCGTCGGCGTGGCCGTCGGTACTTGCGTCGGGATCGGGGCGGCCGAGACGACGGGCGTCGGGCTTACGACGATCGGTTGCGGAGTCGGCGTGTTATCACAAGACGCAAGAACGCACGCATACACGCACGCAAGAACGCATGAAAGCAATCTTTTCACGAGCTACCTCTTAGGGGAAAGCGAGGAAAGCGAAGAACGTTCCGAATCCGGCAATCAGCGCATAATATGCATAGACGAGCCGATTATCGCCGTCGAGATACCCACGGCGAGACTCAATGCACAAAAGGCGAAACGAGAGCAGGCCCGACGCAACAAAACAAGTCATGGCAATGCCGCAAAAGACGGCGCGCATCCCATGCTCGAGCATGTAGTTCATCAGTTGCGGTGACGTTGATTCGGTACGATGACGCGACGGTTTGCGGCCGCTGCTTCTTCTCGCGCCTTATCCTGCGCGGCCTTCGCCTCGGCGAGCATCTCATCATGACGTGCTTTTGAGTACGTTTGCGCGAGCGTAATGTCGGAAAAGAAATGAAACTGATCGCCGGTGTCGACATTGCGCAAGGCAAGGAGTGAGCCCGGGCCTTCTTCGATACGCTGACGGATTGCGGTGATCATATCGTCGCGGTCGAAGTGAATTTGCACCTGCTGACCGTGCTGATTAGCGAGCATCGCGTACTCGTGCGTCGGGTCAAGGTTTATGCCGCTATGTTCGTGAGGAAACGCGGCGTCCTTGACGGTTTCGGAATCGGTCGATGTGTCGTCGAGTTCTTCTACGGGTGCGCTCATAGTGTTACTGCAAAACTTTCTCGCACCATACGGTGTCGATAAAAAACTTCTCGCCTTTTTCGTATATCACCGGAAGACCCGGTTTTCGGGAATCACGAATATCGACAAGCGCGGTCACCTCAAACTGCGCGTGTCCGGGAATCGAAAGATCGCCAAGAAAGAGCCATTCAATACGAGCAAGTCCGCAACGCGAACCGCCGGGGAATCGGATTGCGACGCTCTCGCCTTGGGCAAACCCTTTCCACGCGAGAGAAACCGCAGCGTTCACGTCCGGCGTGTCAATGGCTTCGCGCGTGGTCTTCATGACGATCGTGAGAATCTCAAGGCCGTCGGCGTTATATTCGGACGTGACATCCGATGAAAGGAGCGAGACAGGGCGTTCATTGACGAGCAACGCAACACGTGAACCGGCGAGGGCATTTTCAGGAACAATAGCTGTTTCGATTTGCGATAGTGAACTCGCGTGAGCGCGATTCTTCATCGGTTACCTCTTCTGAAATGCGACGCGTTGCGCGCCCGTCAGATGTAACGATCGGCATCGCAACGAAATATCTGAGACGAGTTTGAGGCCGGGCGCCGACCCGTCGATGAGCCCGGCCTTCTTCACGAGATCGCAAAGGCGCATTTCATCGCATTCATAATCCGTAAGGCCGGGATGCCTGCGGCGCATCTCCTCACGCATAAGCTCAATTTCGGCAAGGATGACGGCCTCGCCGTCGGGATCTTGCGCCGCAAGCTCAAGGACCGAGCAACCTCCGACGAACATGTCATACGTCGACCATGAATTGCCGGTCGGCATGCGATATGCGCCTTTTCCCGTGCCGTCGCCGCCGTATGCCTCACCGAGCGGATCGGCGTTTTCGAATGAGTCTTTCGGAATCACAATATGTGCCCCGGTCTTCTTCTTCGGCATGGGATCACTCCAAGAGAAAGGGAGCCGGTTGCCCGGCCCCCTTGTTTACTTGATTGTTCGGTTAGTCTTGACCGTAATAGGGCTCGGCGTAGAGTTCGCGATTCACGAAACTCGTTGTCACACGGCCGATCCGCATGCCCGCCGCGATCGACATCGAACCGATATTCACGACGTACATATTCGCCGCGAGGTTCGGAACGAACGGTGCAAAGATCATCATCCCGGCACCGATGGACATGACCCCGGTTTCGAAGGCGATCATCATACCGGCACCGATCGAGATCGTGCCGTTTGCGATGATGCGCATGTTTGCCGGGAGAACGCGGAACGTGTTCTCGATTTGAAAGGTCATCATGCCCGCGCCGATTGACTGCTGCACCGTTTGTGCAACGATCATCCCGGCGCCGCCTTGCACGTAGTTCGTCGGAATGACGTTCATCGCCGCACCGATCGTTTGTGTTGCGACGTTCACGACGCTTGCACGCGCACCGATCGACTTTTGCGTCGTTGCGATGATCGACATTCCGGCACCGATCGTTTGACGAACGGTCCCATATATGAACATCGCCGCGCCGATCGACACCTTCGCAACCTTCGAGACGTGCATTTCTGCGATGATACCGAGCGTGCCCGGCACCCCGATCAACATCGCCGCACCGATCGACTTCGTGTTCGAGTTCACGATGCGACTTGCGGCCCCGATGAAGACATGGAAGTTCGCCTTCACGCACATACCAGCGCCGATACTTTGCTGGACCGCCGTCACGACGTAGGCACCGGCATTCATCGAGAGGGTATTCCCCACGGAGATTCGCATCGCCGCGCCGATCGTTTTCTTCACGACCCCGAGTACCCGCATACCCGCACCGATTTGCGCGTACCCGACATCGACAATCGCCATCGCCGCACCGATATGGGTGGTCATCGGCAAGGCCGCAACATGCATTGCCGCACCGATTGTCATACTCGAGGGCATGCGCACGACCATATTCGCGCGCATCGACTGCGACGTCGATTGTTGCACGGCCATCGCCGCACCGATTGTCGGCTGCACCGTTTTCGTGACGCGCATTGCCGCGCCCATTGATTGCGTGATCTTCGCCGAGACAATCATCTCACCAAGAATCGACGCGCTCGATTTGATCGCGACGGCCATTGCCGCACCGATGGTTTTCGTCGCAGCGGGAACCGAAATGCGAGAAGCGGCGCCGATTGATGTCATGCCTTTACTGACGATGTGCGCGGCGGCGTTGATAGTCGCATTTCCCGACACATTGATCATCATCGCGGCATTGATCGAGGTTGTTCCTAAAGAATGCGTCGCAATCGCCATCGCGGCGCCGACATATCGCGTGACCGTGCCGCCGGGGTAACTATTGACGCCAGCGGCGTTTGCATGGTTCTGCACTTGCGTCGCAGAGAGGGCCGATCCATAGATCGCGACGTCGGAAAGGTCGCCATTGAGCGCGGGCAGCGTCCCGGTACCGCGTTGACCTAATCGCAATCCGATCCCGGAGTTAAACGTCGCGCCGTTGACGGTTGCCGTCGATTGCAGTAATCCGTTTTGATAATAACTCAGTAAAGAGGTCGACGCATTATACGTGATGACGCAATGATTCGGCACGCCGATATATGCGCCGCGCCCGGTCGTCAATGCGACCGCACCGTTGAAATATACCTTCGTTTGTAGCGATTGACTCGGCGGAAATGCGACGCGAACGCCAGTATTGTCTTCGAGGTTAATATAGGAACATTCTTGTCCGCTGAAATTCGAATTATCGGCGTTCCACGTGTAAAAATATTCAATGGAAAACGATGTCCCGTTGAATTGAATAGGCGGATCTTCCGGGAACGTGATGATCGAATTCGGATCGGGCGAGGTATTGCCGGAGGACGGGAATTGCGCCGAACCGTCGACATAATCCGAGGCGACAATACTCCCGCCATGCAGAACTGAAGTTCCCCACGTTCCCGAGGGGCCATTGTTGCCCGATGTGTCAAGTGCGGTCGAATTCGTATCGTTTAAGCGATAATACCGAAGAGGGTGATCGGCAATGACGGCGCGCTGATAGTTTTCATCTTGGTTCGTGCCGATCTTTGCGGATGCACCGGCAGAACGAAGAACACTTCCGCCGCCGGTATAACTATAATTATTGATCCCGGCGGCGTTTGCGTGATTTGTCACCTGCGATTGTGTTAACACGTAATTAAAGATCGAGACGTATTGAAAGTCGGAGTTTTGCGTCGGTTGCGAACCCGTGCCGCGTTGACCGATGCGTAAACCGGTCCCGGAGTTGAATGTCCCCGGCGCAGCGGGTACGGATTCGATCAAGTATCCGTCGACATAGATATAAAGCATTTGCGCGACGGCATCATATGTAAACACGTGATGAACCGGTTGATCATATGCAAAGAGATCTTGAATACCCGAAGCGACTTGCACGCCGTTCACATTGACGATATTTTTTGAATTACCAGGAGGATGACCGACCATGAGTCCGGTTTCGTCCTGCAAGTTCACAAAATAGCAATTTTGCCCGCCAAAATTGGGCGAACCCGCTCCGGTATAAGGCCATGAATAAATAAACTCGACGGAAAACGATGTCCCGTTGAAATTGATCGCCGGATCGTCGGGAAACTCAACGATCGCATTCGCATCATATGAGGTATTCGCGGCAAGCGGCATACGTGCGCTGAAACCGCCGTAATCACTCGGGCAAATGCTCGGCGCTTGCGTGACCGATGAACCATACGTTCCCGAGGGACCGTTGTTGCCGGATGTATCGCGCGCCGGTCCGCCGACGTCATTAAGTTCGTACAAGCGGACCGGATGATCAGCGAGAAGGGCCGCGCGATATTGGCCGTTGTTATTGAATCCGATTTGCGCGGCGGCTGCGATTGTTGCGGTTGCAGTGGTAGGCATTTCGAAACCCCTTTTCCGAGGAAATCAGACCCAGTAGGTGCGGCCTTCGATGTCGCGTTGAATGGTGACAGAAAGAATGCGGCGCGTTGCCTTGTGTTGCGGATTGCCGCGACCGATACGCATCGCCGCACCGATACTCACACGATCAACGATCGCAATGAGTGCCGCCGCACCGATGGTCGCCTCGGTCGTAATCGAGATCGCGGATGACGCACCGATGGAGATCTCTTCGGTTTGCGAAATCTGCGCATTCGCACTGAGGTTCATGGTCGCGCGTGCGATAATGATCGCGCGAGCTTGCATGAATGCATGTGTGACGCCGAGGATCATCATCGCCGCGTTGATCGAGGCGGAACCCGGTTGCACGATCCACATTCCGGCCGAGATCGTCTCTTGCACGATTTGCTCGATCATCGCGGCTGCACCGATCGACGCGCTCGTGGATTGCGTGATGTAGGACGCGGCCCCAAGTGTGAGACGCTCGCGATCGACGATCTTCATCGCCGCCCCGAGACTCTTTGTCGCGGTGACCGAGATCGCCGAAGCCGCATAGAGATACATCGAGACATTGCGCACGATGCGCATGCCCGCACCGATCGAGGTCGAACCTCGCGCGGTAATCCTTGCGGCCGCGCCGATGCCTTGCGTGTGATGCGTGACGATATAGGAGGCCGCACCGATTGACCGGGTCGCCATCATGGCAATGTTCGCACCGGCACCGATCGAGGTCGTGCCGGTTGCAACGATGCGAGATGCGGCACCGATCGAGGTCGTGCCGGTTGCAACGATGCGCATACCGGCGGCGATACTTTGCTGCACTTTGATCGAGATATACATCTCGGCCAGAATCGTGACGATGTTTCCACCCTTCACGATATGCATACCGGCACCGATCGTTTTCGATGCGATTTGCATGATGTAGGCATGCGCGCCGATCGAGGTCGTCGTCTCGGATGCGACGGCCATCGCCGCACCGATCATCGCGACCGTCGTCCCAAAGGGACGAATGACCATTCCCGCACCGATCGAGGTCCGACCGATACCGCGCACGGCCATTTGCGCCGAGAGGGACATGCGTGCGGGCTCTTGCACCGTCATCGCCGCACCGATCGAGGTCTTCAATTTGCCTCTGACGGTCATTCCGGCGCCGATCGACATCATAAGCCGGTTTGAGATCGCAGCGGCCGCAGAGGCCGATTTTACCCCCGTTACGGCGATTACGGCGGCGGCGTGAAGGGCCATGTGCCCCGATGTCACGATCCGCGACGCGGCCCCGATCGTTGCGAGGCCCTTGCCGACGATCAACATGCCCGCACCGATCGAGGTCGAACCGATCGCCGCGATCACTGCACCCGCTCGCGCCGTCGCAACGCCGTTCCCGAGGACAATCGCACCGGCACCCGCCGACTGTTTCCCGATTCCGAGAACGATCAGGTTTGCGCCAAGGGATGAGGTGATTTGTTGCGAGATAATCCCCCCGGCATTGAGGGTTCGCATTGATTGCGCTTGCACGGCCATCGCGGCACCGGTGGTCGCATTGACGGTCGTCGCAATCACCGCCGCCGCACCGATCGAAGGCGTCACGGTCGATTGAATGATCATTGCGGCCGTCATCGCGAGCGTTTCCGTCTTTTGAATGCGGCTACCGGCCCACATGCTCACCGTAACGGTGTTTGAAATTTGCGACGCCGCTTCGATGGTCGTTGACGCGGTTGATTGAACGATCGCGGCCGCACCCGCCGAGGCCGTCGTCGTAATGGAGACGAGCGCCCCCGCACCGATCGAGGCGGTCGACGTCGCCGCTATGATCATCCCCGCGCCGATACTTTGCGAGGATTGCGCCGACACGGCCATCGCCGCACCGGCCGAAAGGGTAGTCGATTGCACGATCACCGCCGCCGCCGACGATTGCATTGTGCCGGTGGCCGAGATGATTGCCGCCGCCGACGCGGTTTGCGAGAATTTCGCCGCCACCGTCGCCGCCGCGTTCACCGTTGCAAGCGTGCTCGTGATGATGATGAGATTTGCACTCAGGGTCCGCGAGGTCGTCGCAAGAACGATCGCGGACGCACCGGCCGACGTTGATCCGGTAGCCGAAAGGGTCGAGGCGGCACCGATGGTCGAGGTAACCTTTGCCTTGATGCGCGCCCCCGCACCGATCGACCGGGTCGCCGTGGCGATCACGAGCATTCCGGCGTTCATTGATGCCGTTGCAAGGGTGACCGGTTTAACGATCATCGCCGCGCCGATTCCTTGGTGGAAATTTGCGACGACGACGGCGGCCGCACCGATCGAGGTTTTTGCGGTGGATGCGATCATCGCACCGGCACCGGCCGCCTGTGTGACCTTCGCCGAGATAAGAGCGGCCGCACCCATATGATTCGCGCTTGCGCTCGCGGCGATAATCATCGCGGCGCTGATCGACTTCGTGGTCGTGATTGCGCCCATGATATTCGCGGCCGCGTTGATCGAGGTTGTGGCCTTTGCCGCGACTGCGAGGCCCGCGCCTATGGTCGCCGTTCCGGTTCCCTTGATCAGCATTGCAGCACCGATGGACATCGGTTGCGTGACGGAAATTCTCGCGGCCGCATTGATCGCGGTCGACCCCTTCGCAGCGATCCGGCTTGCGGCGTTGATGACAATCGTCGCGGTGATCGCCGGTGAGACTTTCATTCCGGCGGTGATCGTAGCGTTACCCTGGCCGAGGATCACCATCGCGGCGGCAATGTTCGCATGTGCCGTCGCGGCGATATGCGCCGCCGCACCGATCGACGCGCTCGTCGTGATCGAAATGACCGATGCGGCCGCGATGGTCGTCGTCAACTTTTGCGAAACCGACATCCCCGCACCGATCGTGCGCGTTGCCGTTGCCGCAATGGTCATCGCGGCGGGAATCGTCGTCGTCGTCGTTCGGACGATGCGCATTCCGGCGCCCATTGATTGCGTGGCCGTAATCGCGATATGTGCAGCGGCCGTGATCGTTTGCGAGGTTGTCGCGCGAACGACCATTGCAGCGCCGATGAGCGTGTTCGTCGTGCGCACGATGTCCATACCGGCGCCGATATTTTGCGTCATCGTCTTGGCAAGAATTGCCGCCGCATTGAGCGTTTTCGTTTGCGTGCTTGCAATGATAGAACTTGCGTTCGCGGAAATAAACCCGGTGTAATCTAATCCGGGAAGCATGATGATCGGCATCGTGTTACCTCAAGGCAAGCGCGCGGAATTAGAATTCGTAGCCGATGATGCTGACGGTAACGATGAGAAGACTTGCGGTCGTATCTTGACGCGAGAATCCGATCGTCCAACCCGAGGGGATTTCCATTTCCCCGGCGATCCCGAACGGCGGATTGCCGTTTGATTGCGCTGAAATGAGCCCCGTTTGAACACTTGCACGCAAAGCGGACGACGTTGTCACAGCGCCGCTCGGATTCACGCGCATGCGAATTGATGAACTCACGGCCGTCGGCGTGAGCGTGCCGGATGTATTACTCGCCATGACATTGACCGATTGAATGCGTAGCGTTTTTCCGGTCGATACGGTGTAATTGTTTCCGGTCGTTGCGACAGTTCCAAGATTCTGCACGAATGAAAGAAGCGTTTCGCTTGTCGATCCGATCGTTTGCGCATCGCAAACAAGGGTCATCAGGTTGCGCCCCGCGTTGTTCATCTCGACCGTTTGCAGGCCGTACGGCTGCTGCACGCCTTTCGCAGTCACGCCTACCATCGCGGCTTGCGTCGTCGGGTCGGCGATGATACACGGCTGACGCAAAACCTTTGCGACGACGGAGAATCCGGCGGAATGCGATTTCGTAAAATAGGCCGTGACACTCGTGCCGGATACGGCCGTCACGAGAACCGTTTCTTGATTCGTGCCGGTGTCGACCGTGAGGTTCTGGTCGACGGCGATATTCGTCGCCGATCCCACCGTTATCGTCGCCGTTCCTACGGCGGTGATCGCCGTACTCGATGTCGTATTGACGAGCGTGAATTCGCGCGCTTCGACGACCTTTGCATTCAGTAAACCCTGAAGGGCTTGGTCTTGGTATCCGAGGCCAGAGTTCGACATGTCGCATCTCCAAAAGGGCAACAAAAAAAGACGTCACGCGGGCAATATGCCAGGCGTAACGTCTTTTTGATCAGGTGAGAAGGCGCGGGATTTAGTTAACCGACATCGCTTCCGCAAGCGATTTGTGTTCGATGCGTGATCCGTCGGGATACAGCTGCGTGATATGCACGTCGCCGTTCGCGGTTTCTTTGCCGAAGATCAGCGTCTCGAAATGAATCTTTTGTTCCGGCGCGCCCTCGAATACCGTGAGCGACGTATTCAAAACGCGATGTTGCCATATCATCTTGTCGCCCGAGTCGTATTCATATCCGGCAGGCGGCAACCCGTCGCGTTCGGGAATTGCGTCGACGCGCAAGGATTCACCGGCGGGCACGACCCAGACGGTATGATCTTCGCGCGGTTCGGGTGTGAAGACCTTGCGCAAGGGCGTTTCCTCGGCGTCGGGCGGGTATTGAACGGCGAACGTGATCCCGTTACGCGAAGCACTCCATGAGTACGATGCAATCTCGGGATGATTCGCCCAGGTCGGATTCACGGGCATAAGGGTTCTCCTAGAAAAATGCGAGTCGATCAATGAATCGGATAATCGACGGGAAACTTTACGCCCCCGATACGCGCCGCGATTGCCTCGGTGATGGCCTCTGTGAGATAATGAGATCACAGAGGCGGTCAGCGAAGGAGCGAATGACATGGAATGTACGGTAAAGATTCTCGTGACCCAGGACCTACAAGGCGGATCAGCGGAGACGGATCGGTTTACAATCAAAACCGAGACGGATCTCGCAAACGCGATCGCCCGCGCGCTCGATCAATCAAAAACCTGGAAATTCGTTTGCATCTTAATCGACGAAGCCGACGGCGACCATTATCGGACGATCGGGATCGCGGAACGGCAATCATCGTATGATACGCTCGGAAGCCGCAAGTCGAATCACGCGAAGTCAATGCGTGCCGCCGCAGAATATCGCAAAAACCGCAAGGCAATCCGGGACGAATATGTCGAGAACGGCAAATGCGCACGGTGCGGGGGCGCCGGAATCATCGCCGCGTTCAAACATATCAACGGCGGCACATGTTTCGAATGCGAAGGCGACGGACTCGCGCACGCAAAGGCGGCAATGTAAAGCCTTGCCATAGTCGATTGCGCCCGATGTGCCTCTGTGAGATAATGGAATCACAGAGGCGGCACACAAAGGAGCGCGATCATGCGAGACATTAAAGAAATCGACTCACGCGAACCCTCACTTCATGAGATCTACGCGACGAAGATCACGGCCGGAGAAGTCCGCAACGCGCTCAAGGCAAAATACCCCGGAAGCGAATTCTCGGCCTACACGCGGCCGGTCAAAGGCGGCACCGAAGTCTTCGTGTGGCAAGAGGCCCGGTAATGCCCGATGAGATGATCTTCGGGGAGTTCGGCGCTCCCCTGTACCTTGGCGACATCATTACGACGAACGAAGGCGCCATCATGGGAAAGCTCGTCGCCATTGACGGCGAGACGGTCGAGATCGACCTCGGCGAGGGCGTGATCATGCGCGTTCCGGCGGTCGAGTGCTCCCCATTCGACCAATCGTAAAGGATCGGCTTGCCTACTCGCCCTCGGGGGTGCCTCTGTGATATAATATATACATAGCACGGAGGCACGGCATGGATTACGCTCAAGACCCGATCAAGGCCCGAATGAACCTTCGTGATCACGGCGTTTCGTTCAAAGAAGCCTTTGAAGCCTATCAGGACAAACGACTCTTGATCATCGACGCCGAGGATGTCGACATTATCCTCGACGGTGAATATATCCTAAATGCCGACGGCACATATCGCACCGAAACGCGGTACACATTCGTCGGAAAATCAATCACTCGCGCGCTTTACCTCACGGTGACATATGTCAATCGCAAGCATTTTGGAAAAGTTATCCCGCGTTTTATCTCGGCGCGGAAATCGGAATCATATGAAAGTGATGAATACGACAAACGATTCATCGGACGACTTCAGCCTTAACGCTCACGGCATGGCCGCTGAATACGATTTCAGTAAGGCGATCGCACGCAATGGCCGCCCGATGCACGAGGTCGAGGCCGAAGCACGCGCCGCGTTTGCGAAAAAACACGCGCACGCATAGCAGGCATGGGAACGGCTCGAAGCAAGGTCGTCGCGAAAGCGCGCAAACGGGCGGATCGCCTCGGCATGAGCGTCGCGGCGTCCTACCTCCTTACGCGATACCAGCGCCTTAAACGGCAAGGCGTATGCGTGACCTGCGCGGATGAGCCCGCCGTCCCCGGAAAAACGAAATGCAAACCCTGCGCGAAACGCCATCGGAAAGCGCAGGCCGCAAGCCTGAATCGTAAATCCTTGATGTAGTCGCTTGCTTGCTTAGGTGCCTCTGTGAGATACTATTCTCACAGAGGCACTACACGAAGGAGCGACATCATGGAAGCAACGGAACGCGCAGCAGAACAAAAAGAAATCGCACAAACGATCATGGGCCAACTCGGCGGCAATCAGTTCATCTTGCTGACCGGCACGAAGAAGGTCTTCATCTCCGGCAACGGCGTCGGCATCCACATCGGGCAAAACCCCAAACGCGTGACCTTCGTCCGCGTCACGCTGACCGACGACGACCTTTACACCATCGAGAGCGTGCGCGTCCGTAAGGGCGAATATACGACCCTTCAATCGCATGCGGGCGTCTATGCCGACATGCTGCAAGATCTCTTTGAAGAGATGACCGGCCTTTTCGTCACTTTTAACCGCCGCCGCTGATAGGAGAAACATCATGAGCGCAGTCGACGTCCTTATGCCGCGCCGGGCGGAAGACCTTACCCGCGAGACAACCGCGCACCTCATGAATTGGTGCGACTGGCATTCAGAAAGCTACTGGAACGATCTCACTCTCGGCACGATCCTTGCCCTCTACAATGCGTCGAAAGAATGGGAATCACTCGACGCATATGTCGAGGAAGATCCCAAAGGCCCGGCAACCGTTCGCCGATTGACGAAGGGCAAACTCTGTTCGGATGCCGGAGATGAATCATAATGCAAAACCATTATCCCGAACATGACAAGATGCGCAACGTCAAGGACCATAGTCAAACGATCGGCGAGTTCCTCGACTGGATGAAGAACGAAAAGGGATTCGCAATTTGCGAGGTCGAGCAAACATACGGCCGGTGGACTCGCACGACGCAAACAACCGAGCAACTGCTCGCCGAATTCTTTGAGATCGACCTCGCAAAGATTCAAGACGAAAAGGATCACATGCTCGCCGAGATGCGTGAATCACAGGCGTCGAAGTGACCGACTGGGAATGGACACCGGCCGAGCGACTTGGGGGCGATGTGCGCGTCCTCCTCGGCCTCAATACCCGCCTTCGAAAGAAACACGTGAAAGACCTCAAAGAGGCGGAAACGCTAATCAATCAAGCGATCGAGAAGTCGGGCGGATTGCCTCAACTCGGCGTGATGGCATCACATCTTTCCGGGTGTTTACACGAAGCGATTCGACATGTCGAAGAATCAATAAAGGCGGAAAAGCGATCGTAAAGGTTCCGCTTGGTCCCTTGCCTCGGTGATTGCCTCTGTGAGATAATAAGGTCACGGAACGGCACTCACTATGAAGGAGCGAATGACATGAACGGACTCACGATCGCAAAGACCTCACTCGACACGGCAGTCGCGGCGAAAATGATCCGCAAGGCCCTCAAGGCCGAGTTCCCGGCGACGAAATTCTCCGTCTCGATCTCGCGGTATTCAATGGGATCGTCGATCAGCATTCGCTACACGAACGGCCCGACGACCGATACCGTCGAGGCACTTGCCGCCGGTCTTGTCGGTTCGACCCATTATGACGGACAAAACGAGTCGACCGAGTACGGCGACAGTAACATGGTGATGACCGCCGACGGCCCGGTCGTGTATCGTTGCGGCGCGTATATCAACGCAACCCGCGAGATCGACGACGAGACGGCCGCCGACTTTATCACCCGGTTCGTTTGCGAGAATCCCGACGTGTCGAATTGCTACGGCGATACACCCGTCGAGATCGCTCGCAACGCGATGCACAAGGTCGCGTTCTAATGGCGACACTCATTGCGGCATACGGCAGCGGCGGGCAATGCCTCGGCCGCTGCGATGCGCAATGTTATGACGCGAAGCATCCCGAATGCACGTGCATTTGCAAGGGAGAGAACCACGGCCAGGGATTCGACGTCGCGGTTCAACAAACGATTGAACGTTCGGCGTCTTGGTTATCCGATCTCGAATTCGTCCGCGCGACGCGGCTAGGCGAACCCGAAGAACAAACGCACCTTTTCGGCTAATCGTTCAAATAATCGTCGGGGTGAACCGAGACGATGTTTGTCCAATCGTATCGACTAAATTGCGGCATCGCCGCGCATTCTTTGACGGCCTGAACCGCGATGTCGCGCCGCATGAGACGTCGTTCCGAGTTGAGCCGTCCGAGTTCTTGAATCGTCAGATGTTCCATGTCCAACTGATTGTTTTTCATTAAGTCGATTTTTAGTTTGTGAATTTCTTTGTTGATTGTATCGGTGCGGTCCATCATCATTCGTTTCGACGTCTTTTCAACGATCTCGACGAAATCTTTCAAGATCCAAAACGTCGGGAGATGTCCGCCGCGCGAAACAGGTTGCACGTGCGTCGGATTGGTTAATTGTTGCACCTCGGCGACCGTTGTTAGAGGTTGCATAAGGTTTTTCGTGTCATCGTGAATGCGCGGCCCTAGCTGGATTATTTCGCGTTTCGGTTTCGAATCAATCAATCGTTTCGCCACCGCTTCTTGCATCTTCTTTTGCACTGCGTCAATATCGACGACGATCGTATATGAGGCGCCGCGTCCGTCGCCGCGTTTACTAATTAAGCGACGGTCGATCAATTCGTTAATGCCTTTGTATTTTCGATGTGGCGCGCCGAGATCAACTTGTTTCGGAATCGGAATAAACTTCGTATCAGATTGCGCGAGATTCTTTGCCAAGGCGTTCAGTATATCGAAAGCGTCCTTCGAAAGATCCTCGAACATTTTTTCAGTAACGAGCATGCAAAACCGTACCCCTTTATTCATAATAGTGAATAGGGGGGGTATCGACAAAAACGATTCCTTTCCTTTGTTTCGTTTTCGTTCGGTTGCTTGCTTGCCTCGGTGAGAAGTGAGACAATATCTTCAGGAGATCGCCGGGCGCAGAAAACGCCCTGGCGCAATGCCAAGGAGGCAAACCATGCGCACATCACTTCGAATGATTCTCGGATCGGCCATCATCGCAGGCAGCATGCTTGCCGCCGTCAATCCGGCCCTCGCCTATGAACACGAGGACCGACCGGCATATCAAGACAACGGCCCGGTCGACATGCCGAGCGACGCGGAACTCGCACACTTCCGGCGCGATCACCAAGACAACCAAGAACGCGGGCGCGATCGCGATGGATACGCACCGGCACCGGCCGCGCGGGTATCCGTCGGCGGCATCGTCGCAACGGTCATCACGGCCGTTTTAGGGGGCGCCGTCGGGCAAGACGAACCATCTCGGTACGGCGAGGACCATCGCGGCGGATACTACGGCGAGGGCCATCACAGTGCCGAATGGCGCTACTATGCCCGGCGCGCACGATAAGGAGATCGACATATGCGACACATCATCACGGCAACGATTGCAACGGCCCTTCTCTCTCTCACCTGCGCGACGAGCGCGATCGCGGACCAATCCGCTCAGGCCGGTCTTCTCGATTATACAACCGTCGGATCGGCCGCCTATCAACATTCGTATGGAAGCACGCACGCACGCACGCAAGAACGCACGCACGCAATCACAACCGGCGACGACTGGCGCAATGCGGATTCAGATTCCGCGTTGCACGAACTCGATTATCTCGCCGCGAACTACCGGCAGGCGTGGAAGACGGCGACCGGCAAGACTCTTGCGCCGCAACGTTTTGCCGACAGTGGATACGAACTCATCACGCGATACTATTACACGCCCGCGAATCGCGTGGTCCCGATCGCCGTCGTCTTCGGATGCCTAGGATCGACCCCCCCGAAAACCTTTTGCGCAAACGCCCCGGCGTATTTCGCGAAACATCACGCGCACTAGGAATACTGTAGGAGAACGGCCGCCGTCTCCATACACGCGTCGAACGCGAGGGATTGACCGGCCACGGCCTGCATCCACGATCGCCGCAACAGTTGAAACGTTTCCGACAACCCTTCACCTCGCGCAAATTTTGCATAAGTGAAATGCGCGAAGACGGCACGTTCGATGCTCAGGCCGCGATCGTATGTCGGATCGAGAACCGCCGCCCGGGG